TGAACGATTTCCGGTATTGGTTGCCGCTGACTGATCTCCGGTATTGGTTGCCGCTGACTGATCTCCGGTATTGGTTGCCGCTGAACGATTTCCGGTATTGGTTGCCGCTGAACGATTTCCGGTATTGGTTGCCGCTGAATAATCTCCGGTATTGGTTACCTTATCATCTTCCCAATCAACTTGCTCTTTTATATATTCAACGCCAGCTTTTATAATTCCAGCAATTCCAATTTCTGCTTTCACGGAAATTTTCTTTCCAACTCTCTTGCTATCATCAGATGATTTCTGGTCATTCTCTTCAAGATCAACTTCACAATATCTGGAATCTGAAGGATGATAATAACCGAATACATCCATCGGAAATTCGCAAGCATGGAATCCATAATTACAAATGTCTGCTTTTTCTTCTGTGTATTCTTTTCCAATTTCATACTGGAAATCTCTACACTTTAAGTCCTTGTCAAAGCCTTTAAAGCATTTCATTCTTTCTTTTCCTCCTTTGATTTTTCTACATCAAGTCCAAGCATTCTAAATGCCATTTTCTTTGTGAAATCATAATCGTTCACGCTATTCGCCCAAGCTTCAAATGCCTTTAATCTTCCAACCAGAAGTGCATATTCCTCATTGGCGTTCTCAGGTACAAAATCTGTACTCTTATTTTCTCCCATGTTTATCCTCCTTATCATTCTGACCGAATAATGCTGCAAACGCTGCACCAACCAACATTCCTGCTAATTCAGGCTTTTTCATAGCTTCTCCAACAGCTTCCATAAACTTCTTGTCAAGCTCTTCTTCACTCAAAAGTCCTCGTTCAAAAACCTCTCTAAGCTGTTCGTTTACTTCTTCCTCTTTTCCACCATCTTTTACGAACATCTCTTTAATTTCATGGGTGATAACTGCATACTCTAAAAGAATATCAATCCCTTTACCAGAAATATTAACTAAACCGTTTTCAAATTTAATCATTGTTTTTCCTCCCTGTTTTCTTTTATTCTCTCCTTCTGAATGGTATAATGTGTTCAGAAAGGAGGTGTGTTAAAATGTTTCTACAAATAAAAGTTTCTTGTACTTGTCATTGTGATTACTATATAAGCGAAAGAATAAGTACAGAAAAGGTTGTGTGCCCGAATTGTGGAAAGGAACATCCTTATTCTCATAAAATAATTTCAATGCTTCATGCCGCAAATGAGATTGATGATGGCAATGTTCCCGGAGCAGAAACAATAAAAACTTCCGTTATTTCTGAATGGGAAGATGTGACTGAGCGTCAATAACAATCTTCATGTACTCTAAAAAGCCTTTCGCTTCAGTAGCGGACAGACCGCATTCGGCAATTTCATTTTTCACTTTTTCTACAAGGTCGCTTGCTTTCTGTCCGTTTTTGCGGCGATATAACTGATATATTTTAGAATCATAATCGTATAACCTTTCAGCAACGTAATCATCTGCTAACATTCTTTGTTCACCTCCCCTATTCAATAATTGTAAGATCTTCATCCACCGCAAATGGTTCAGTAACAAATATTCCATCTTCTTTAAAGAGAAGATCAATTTCAACATGTTGCTTATTTGCACACTTCACAACAACTACATTCTCATTTTCTTCTTTGGTATGTGTGAACAAAATATCTGCAATTTCAAAACCTACAAGAGAATGAAAAATTTCTGGATTATCTCCATAAAATTCGTAGCTTTTAATATCTTTCACTGTTTTACCCTCATTTTCTTTCTGAATTAATATCATAATTGCAATCGCGAATCTGCATTTTTGTATTTGTACACGGTTGCCATCCCTTGATGTACTTCACAGCTTCCTCATATCTTAATTTTGGAATGTTGTTTCTTGCGTTTACACCGAAATAAGATTTCACATCTCGATTACATTCTGCGAATACTTTCTTTCCGATTTCTGAATAGGCATTGGAATTCTTTCCGCCTAGCACTTCAATAACCACTATTGAAACCAAATCCCCAAGATATTTTTGCTGACCATAGTCAATTGTCATTGTGTTTTCAAGTTTTTCGATTCTTTCCTCATGGTCTGCTGTACCCTGGGCGAGAAGTTGAATTTGTTCGGCAACTGTTAATGGTTTTCGAGATCCTTTATCAAAATATTCATCTACCAATCTGTCATATACTTCCCACGCTTTATCGGTGTTCAGAGACTTAGCGTGGAGAAATGCTCCTTTTTCTGTCCAGAGGTAGAGTTTATTGATTCTTGACGATTCATCAAAATGATGATTCGTTTTAAATATCTTCAATTCTTCACCTTCAAGACAAATAAAATGCCTTCCTTCGATATATCTCTCTTTATTTCTATTGAAATTATTAGAGATAACTTTTACGTCAGCTTCATATGCTTCCGCAATCTGCTGTGTTGTAAGAACCCGAACATTCTTATATTCTGTTACTGTTAATTCGTTCATTATTCTCCTTTCTGTGATATAATCTCCTTTAGGAATGTGCAATCTCTTTTACATAGAGCACATCTACTGGATTAAATTTCAAGCAATATTGTTTTCCATCGTCATCCCATTCCAAACGTATCAGTTGATCTCTAATGTCTGGTTTCACAATATCATCCTGGAACACGCACGGAATTTCGATTGTTTCCCCATTTTTAAATTTGATAATTGTCATCTTCCCGCCTCCTTATGAGCTTTCCTCTCAAACCGCTTCCAGATAAGCCAAATCTTTAACTGTCTCCAATCTCTTCTTGCAGTCTTTGTAGATTTCCTTATAATGTTTTCCTTGCATGATTCCGAGATCAATTTCATGTAAGATAATATTTTCCATCAAGGACAGGTTGTTGAGTTGCATTACCGTAGCTTCATCTCTCTTATTGATCCCCGCCATCTTGTTTGCTAATTTGGAATATGTCATGTAAAGCATTTCTGCATGACTGCTTCCCTGTACTTTGGCGTATTCAACAAGTTTCTGAATAGTATCGGTTTCTGCCTTTCTGGTAAGTTTGCCGGCTTTTCTGGTTTCAACCCAAACCTGGGTTGATTTCTCACGAATGAAATTCTCCATCTGGTTAAAAGCTTTTATGTATTGCAATTTCCATTCAAGGGCTTCTTTTCCTGTAAATCCCATTACCAGTAAAGAAAATCCATCCCTATTCATTATATAAAATGGATAAGTCTGTTTATTTTGAGGATGTACATAACTGCTTTTAATAAATAAGGGGTCTCCACCATTTTGAGCACACCCTTTTCCAATCAAATCAGAATACATTCTTTCAATTTCGGAAATGAGTTTGTCATGTCTTTTCCCAAATTTCTTAGCCACCTGTAAACTATCACAGACAGCTTCTTCATTACGAAGATAAACTAAATCGTCTATGATTTTCCTCCTTTCTTGTGTTATACTCCCTATAAGAGGGGAGGTGATGATTATTGGTATTTAATGGTTTCTGCGATAAGCAGAACAAAAATTATTCCATTGAAGCTTCTCTCATTAATACTGGATCATTGGATGATTTGACGCCTAATTACACAATAGGTCGAATTAAGTGTAATTATGCAAGCAAAACTGGATGTTGTTCAAATCCGAAACAATGTTCCATTTTAAAAGCTTCAAAATAATTCTGTTTGGCTCTCTGAAAAATGGGAGCCTTACTCTAGTGAAAAAGTCATCATCCGTGGATTATCTTTAAATTTTATACCCTCAATTTCACCTACTCCATTTTGATTAACTTTCAAAAATTGTAAATCTGTAGATAAATCAAAAGCATTCAGATCAATGGAAAGTATAGGTTCTGAATCTCCAACTCCCTGTTTCAGCTCAAAACTTCTTACGCCTTCGAGTTTGTGACCATCCACAAGGATTTCTGTAAATATTCCACATTCGCCATCTACTTGACGAATTTCAATTTTTGATTTTTTCATGCAATTCCCTTCTTAATAAATTTTTAATTCAATTTAATTGAATCTATTGGGCACAAAAATAAAGTCCATAGGAATACCAGAAAGTTCACTCATTTTTCTAAGTTGTGATAATGTTGGTTCTGTCTTTCCTTTTTCCCAGTTAACAACTGTACTATTGGAAATACCGAACATTTCAGCCCATTCTTTCTGGTTATATCCAGCGTTCACACGAACTGCTTCTAATGAAATCTTTGGCATTTGCTCATCTCCTTTCTTAACTGATGGTCTTATTGTAATTCATTTTAATTGAATTGTCAACACTAAAATTCAATTATTTTGAATTTATGCTTGAATTTTTTATTAGTATGATGTACAATACAATATGTAAGGAGGAGGAACACCATGATGACAGATGAAGAACAGAAAAAAATCTTTTCAAACAATCTCAACAAGTATATTTCATTAAGTGGCAAACAGCAAAAAGAAGTTGCCGAAGCAGTAGGAACTAACCCTTCCACATTTAATATGTGGTGCAAAGGCAATTCAATGCCTGGAACTGGAAAAATCAGAGCGTTAGCAGATTATTTCCGAATTGGAATGTCTGACTTAACGGATTTGAAAGAGGAAAAGGAAATTGATGCAGAATATTCAGATGTATCAATGAAAATCGGGCTAACAGATCCACGATTCATGAAAATTATTCTTGAATACGATAAACTGTCGCCCGATAAAAAAGATTTGTTGTGTGATTTCTTTGAAAAGTTTATTTTCTAGGTTCTGAGGGTGGGAATTATCTTCCCGCCCTTTCTTCTTTGTATCCTCTTTTAACAAACCAATAGATAAGATTTAATATCTTTTCACTATGTATCTCTTGTATCATCTCAATAATTTCTTTCTTGTAATCCACGTAAATCCCTCCCAATATTCCAAACTTCTGTTCTTATTTACTAAATTATATCATGTTTTCATAACCATATAATGGGACGGAATCATCTCCACTCAAGTCCTTTCTGGCAAGTTGCTTTTCCTCGATATTATTGCAAATTATGTTTTTTTCAGTATAGATATTGTGATTTTGGTACTTTTCATTCGTTATATATGTAGATAGAAATAAAGGGGCTGGATTCTTGTCAGTGAGGGATTTATAGCGCTCATGGACAACCTGTTTTACCTCTGTTTTTGCAATTGCGATAGTTTTACCCCTCCCAAAGATAATACTACGCTCCGGGCAGAAGTAAACATATTGAGTCAAGAGCACATGCACGAATATCAGTATAAACACAATTATGATTTTTTTATGTTTCTCCATGAATCCATCCCCTTTACACTATCATCTTAATGTATTACAATAACATTGTATCAAAAAATATACAATTACACAGGAAATGGCGAAATTAGCACCTCTGGTGGCGAATTTTACATGAAAAGGGATGATTTGAATGCGAATTGCAATATGTGATGATAACGAAATCCAGATTGGTATATTTATGCATCGGATTAATAATTTTCTCAAACGAAATGGTGATATAAAAGCATTGATTACTCCGTATGATAAAGGGCAGCCGCTTATTGATGATGTGGCAGATGGCGAGTGGTATGATATTGTGGTTTTGGATATCGTTTTGAGAGAAGAAAATGGAATTGAAGTTGCAAAGGAATTGAGATCCAGCGGATATAACGGAAATATTATTTTCTGGACAGCCCATAAAGAGTATGTTTTTGAAGCTCTTGATATACTCCCGGTACACTATATTATAAAAGGATCTGAAAACGGTAGAATGTATACTGCTTTCAATCATGCTCTGGAACATATCAGCAAAAGCACTCTTATGATAAAAGGAAAAGACTTTATTCATCGGGTGGAGTTTCAAAATATAGAATATATTGAGAGCCGAAACAAATACATCATTATCCACTGCACTTGCGGTATAGTTTATACGGAACGATGTAAACTATCCGATATTGAAGAATTACTGGATTCCAGATTTTTGAGATGTCACCAGAGCTACATAATAAACATGGACGAGGTAAAAGAAATAAACGATTCGTTCCTTATGTTTTCTGGAACTACGGTGCCAATCAGAAGAAAAGACTTTGCAAAAATAAGAAACGAATTTGAGGAATATACGACATTTAAATAGCTCCCGGGAAAACCCCGGGAGTATTATTATTTCAGTAATTCATTGACTTTTTTCTGTACTTCTGCGTAATTGTAGCCAGCGGATTCCAGACGGTCTCGTCTATCCTGTCCGTTCCCCCATTCGCCGTTGATTACCTCTTTTGCAACTTGGGCTACACTTTTCTTTGCTGTCATGGAATACACTACTTTTCCGTTCCAATCAAACACAGTATATCCAGCCTTGCAAGCTTTTTTCGCATTTTCCAGTGACTTGTAAGCCCCTATCTGGCTCTTGGAATCCTTCCAGGTCTTGCGGACACGGTAATACTTGTCAACTTTTACAGTCGGCTTTGTGGTTGGCGCTGTCACGGTTTCACTGGAAATGAGCTTCTTGAATCTATCCCAGTCACCATTTTTACGGATAACGGATGGACAATTCTTAGCGCACACATCGTAATGCTGCACTACTCGGAATGCCGGGATATTGTACTTTTTCATCAATTGCTTGCATACATCAACGGTATTCTGGTATGCTTTTTCGTAGTTATATCCGGCATTCATACACATTTCAATTCCGATGGAATTATGATTATTTACAGTTCCAAAAAGTTTACCGCCGTAATCTACCCCAACATGCCATGCTCCACGATTGTACGGCAAGGCTTGGTATGCTGACTTATCGTCAACGAATACATGGGCTGAATAGCCATGAAAATTGCCATTATGTTGTGCAGTGGCGTGTGCTTTGGCATCTGCTGTTTTGGCTATATTATCTGTATTATGGATGACAATATACCGAGGTGTTTGTCCTGCGTAGCTGTTGTTGTTGCTAATTAATGAGGTATTGATATTCATGTATGGTCTCCTTTCATGTTTGGGTTAAAAAGTGCATAATAAAAAGCACCCCAAATGGGATGCTCTTTAGCATAAACTCTTTAGCATAAACTCTTTATACAATATATCTCTTATGATTAAATTTCACAGAATCGTGGCTGATTTTAGCATAAATCATTGTGGTATCAAGCTTTTCATGCCCTAATATTTCTTTTACTTCCGCAACGTTCATTCCTCTATTTAAGGCATCTGTCGCCATTGTGTGCCTAAGTAAGTGCGGAAACAAGCTTCTTTCGATTCCAGAACGCTTTTGAATAGCCTTTACTCTCGCATATATTGCTCCTTTGTGCATTCCATTATAAGGCTTTCGAAATATCACAAATACAGAATCCGATATTGATTCTTTTGAGCGTTCCAATTCAAAGTATTTTTTTAACATATATTCCGCTTTTGCGTTTAGATAAGATGTTCGGTGCTTGCTTCCTTTTCCGAACAAATGAACCTCTTTTGAAGCGAAATCAATATCACTAATTTTTAAATTCACCATTTCAGATAAGCGGCATCCTGTACTGTAGAAAAGCTCAATCATCGCTTTATCTCTGTAATTTTCGCAAGCATCACGCACTATTTCAAGTTCCATGTTACTAAGTGGCTCTCTTGGCTTTTCCTCAAATTTAATGGGCTTAATACTTGCGCATGGATTGTTTGGAATATACCCCTCTTTCCAACACCAATCCATAAAGGTGTTTATAACAAGCCGTTTTCCATCCAGTGTTCGATTGCTGACCCCTGTTCGTTTCTGAGTTTCGTACAGATAAATCCGTATATCATTTGTTGTAACCTGTTCGAATGGTCGGTTAATGTGTTCAAAAAAATCTGTGAGATAAAAATTGTAGGTTTTCATGGATTCTGGAGACATGCCCTCAATCTTTTTTGCCACCATGTAAACCATGTAGCAATCTGGGATATTGCTTTGATATGGAACCACATGCGTTTCTCTCTGATTGATATCGTAGTTAGATGCAAACACTTGCAATTCCTGTAATACTGTCCTAAGTGCTTCATCTGAAATCTTTCCATCCAACTTACTTACAAATTCGTTTGCAAAGTTTTCCATAAAAAATACCCTCATTTTGGGTTCACAAAGGGAGAGTACTGTGCTATAATAATACTGTACCCTTTGTGGTGCTTGGAGCTGAGTTTTTTGATTGGTAGTCGGGAACTCAGCTCCCTTTTTGTTGTTCTGATTTTGATATGCTGATTATAGCATATTCATTTTATGTTTGGTAGTGTTTTGTTATTTTTTCTTACTTCTCCAACAAACTCTATAGTGAGACAGGAAAAATGTATGTAAATTACAATGAAACAGATCTGAATGAGCTGTATAGTACTATTCAAACAATCAGTGCGTGCGTATGTCCTCCTAATACTCCTAATATACCGGAGCAATCCACTGGATTTGCGATTACCATTAAATATGATTCTAATGCACAAATGCAAATATATATAGCAATAAATAAAAAAATATATATTCGCAATAGTAATTTGGAATGGACTAAATTGTAAGATTTATCTTGCATTCACAATACAGTGAGCGAAAGCAAAATACTATTGCTCCAGAAGATTACGATACATATACAAGAGATTTTAATATTTGTGACGGAACGCAATTGGTATTGGCAAATCCAGAAATCCTTAATACACCACAAACTGAAAAATATTTTTGTGTTTTCAGTTCAATCTGCGGTCATCAAATAGGGGGTGCAATTCGCATTAGAATACATATCCCAAAAGATGTATTGTCGTCTAATTTGGGGTGAATGGTTTCCATGGAAACAAATACAATAAACCTTTTGCATCAATAAAAAGCATTCTTTCACAAACTTTAATTATAAGTATGATAACTGTCCCGATCCAAGCGCAATGCAAATGGCATAATTTGGAATTTCAATAATAGTAGAAGTTTTTGTTGTACTGTTTACTGCAATAGTAATTTCGCCCAAATGGATAATATGAGCATTTTGATGCAAAGAAATTATATCGAAAAATATTTTTCCACCAAGTTGTCCTACTATAATAATAGTGTCATAATCTTGCGTTGAAACTAAGGTTACGGTTTTTCCGTTTGGAAGTAAGATCATCTTTTTAGTCTCACTATTTAGTGCATTAATTGCCCCGATGATTGTCTTGTTATTTGTCTCCAATTTTGAGATAACAGCCGTTGCCATTTTATCAACTACATAATCCCAAAACTTGCTCATTAGTCCACGTTTATTCGCTCTCGCAGTTGCGTCATACAGCATTACTTCGTCATTATCTGCTAACGTATCTTTTGTTGTGTATTCTGTCCATTTCGGCATGTTGTTACCCTCCTTTTAATTATTGATATTAATTTATAAAAAGAGGATGATTTCTCACCCTCTTTATATTGATTTGCCTAACAATTGTTTGATTTCTGCAAGTTCTTCTTTAATGCTTTTTAATTCAGATTTCAATTTTTCATTCTCGCATTTGAGTTCCTTGATTTTCTCGTGATTGAATTTTATCATAGCGAACATGGATGGAATCATAATTCTGTAATTCCAATCCTCGGGCTTCCCATCTGGCAAATGGTTTACTGCAATTGGGAAACGTCTTTCCATGTCCTCTGCAAGGAACATAGGCATTAACTTGTCATATCTGCTGTCGTTTTTATCGAGATATCCTTCTTTATACTTCGCCCAAACAACCTTTGTCCTATAGAGTTCTTCCAGCTCTTCTTCTTTAACTGTTGTCCGAATTGACTTATAACGCCAAGAAGATGATGGGACTTTAATAACCATTCCATCTGAATTAATACCCAAGTGTGTTCCGTCTGTAATATTTCCCATATTTTCAAGACAGAAAAAATTCGTAGCATCACCGAAACCGCTTAGTGGATTTCTGATTTTTATGCCGCCATCAATTACAAATCCGCTTCCATTTGCTTTTAGATCAACGCCATTTATGGTTACCATGTTGTTTTTCGCATCAAGTACAATGGCACCGTTTGCAGAGGTTAATTTTCCATTTGTTTTATCAATCTGCCAGTTTCCAATTTCCCCAGTTAGCGACTTTACGCTTCCAGAAAATTCGCCTTGGTTAAAATGAACACCTGTATTGTCAATATATCCAACCTGTGTGCCACTTGCATTCAGAATGGAAAGTAACCCATTTCCGTTATTTGAACCGCCAAGTTTCAATGTACCTCCATGTGCATAGGTGAATGAAAAATACAATTCTCCATTTTCCATGTACATGCCCTTTATTGCACCGTTGTTTGTAAGCATATTGAACACTTGCTCATTTGTGTAAGCGTATTCAAGTTTTGGCATATAAATATAAGTATCATATTTTACGCTAGACCCAACTGATGATGTCAAGATTCTCAAACTGTTTAAACTATCATTTGGTAAGCTAGATAAAGTTGTTGTTACTTGCAGTCTTTGCCATTCAGTTGTAGTTTTAGCATTTAATATTGTTTTACTTCCAAGATACACATATACTTGTGTTGCAACACTAGTTTTTATCCAAAACGAAAAAGTATAATTTCCAGTAACTTTTATTGGCTTATAATTTTTCGTTCCAAATTGTGCTCCAGTTCCGTTTATTTTGATTGCATTTTTACCGCCATCTACATCCTGAACTCCATACTCATATGTATATGCACTCTGTGTAGACCAATAATCTTTAACATTTTGTTCTGTTAGATAATAGCCTTTAATAATATTGTCCGATGTAATATCTTGGACTTGTTTTACGACTTCTTCCTGTGCTATATCAGTAACGCTTTTATCTCCTAATGTAAACTGTGAAGCTGCTATTGTTACTGCACCAGTGGTTTTGTCAATGGAAAAAGTGGTTTTTCCATTTCCATCAACAACCCTAATTCCTTTGGCTTGCACGTATTCACCATTTACATAGACATTTCCATTTTCATCCAAGTAAATCCCCTGTGCCTTGCCGCCATTGGTAAGTTTGTTGAAAATATCGGCTTGTGTCTGTCCAGAAACTGCGGTGCTGGCAGAAGAATCTGCAATTTCCTTTACTGTTTTGCCTTGTAAGGAAAAAGTTTTTGGAGCTAGGATGACGTTTCCTTTGCTGTCGATTTCTAAGGTTACGTTCTTGTCATCATTAATGACTTTTAGCCCACGACCATTAATTCTCTCACCGGCAAGCAATCCAGCCAGAATATATTTTGCATTGATATATACTTTTCCGTCCTCGATGTAGATTCCCTGTTCTGTCCCGCCTTTTGTGAGTTTATTGAACACTTCATCCTGTCCAAGACTGGTATCGTAATTATCAATTGCATTTTTGATATCGTCTTTGTCTGCGTACTTGAAGTCAATCCAATCGGATGCAGTAAAGTCACCATTAATACGATTTACAAAAGAAGTTTTGAGAGAAGCCTTTCCTTCACTATTGGTCGTTACCCACAAGTCACCTTCGTAATATGGTGGTGTTGGCTGAATCATGTAAACAGATGATTTACCGTCTATCTTGTCCAACAATTCATTTGGTATGGACTGTGGTTGCCAGATGCCAGATTTGTATATCCACTGGGTGTTATCCGTGGTATTATGCCAAAGATCGCCTTCATGCTCTGCCTTCTCAGATTCCCATACCAAAACAATTTCATTCCCGGATTCATCCAGAATCTTGTTTCCGTCAATATCACACCATGGATATTCCTCTGTTTTTGTCCATTTTACAGATGGATCGTTTGGCTGATACCAAGTCTCAATCTTTCCATCAATCTGTGTTTTTAAAGAATTAAGAGAATCTTTAAAAACACCATTGATAAATAAATCTAACGAACTATCATCTGTGTATTTTGAAGCTTTTTCCCAATCGGAAGAATCATAAGAACCGCTTGCTCTGGCAACTTTACATCTCATCAAATCACCATTAGAGCCTTGTGTCCATAAGTCCCCAATATCGTAAGGCGGTTCTGGCTGAACTACGAATACTCTACGCTTATGATTTGCTGTGTCCTGTGCTTTTTCTGCGGCGGCAAGTGCTAACGTTATATCGGTATCTTGTACCAATTGCCATTTCCAAGTTGCCCCATCTTGCATAAAACGGTACGCATATCCCTTGGATTTCCAGTAAAATAAGTCACCCTCATGTTTCTTTCGTTCTTCGTTTGTAGTCCATCCAGAAGCCGGGATATTCTGTAAGGTTGGTTCATAGTCATAAAAAAAAGTCTCAATCTGTCCATCGATTTGAGACTGTAAATTATTAATATCAGTTGTGTATGTATTGCTTATAAAATTATTTACTTCTGTTTCTGCTTTTTCCTTTGCAATTGCATTAACATCTTTTCCCTTGATTTGTACTGAGTCTGCATTAATAACAACCCTTCCTGTTGTTACATCAACCAGGAAAGTTGTATTTCCGTCTTTGTCAATTGCCTTAATAGTTCCTGTGTTAATCCAGTCAGCATTAACACCTGTAGCAGTAAGGATTCTGGCAATCACATCACCATCTACTGTCATGCCACCATTCCAATGTTGTCCACCATCTGTAGATACAGCCCACGCTTCTGCAGTCATTTTCCATACAATGTCAGAATCGGATAACTGCGGCTTATTATGAAGATAATAGATGTTGCTTCCGTCCGGCTGTGTTTCCACAGTAGTATATGTACCGGAAGATTCAGACAATCTTTGAGACAATTCTTCAATTGCCTTTTCTCTTGCGGTACGTTCATCTCTTAAATTCTTATTATTTTCTGCCTGTATTTGTTGATTAAGGCTATATTGTTTCTGCTTATTCCTGGATGCACTCTTAGCACTGCATTCAAGTTGCTCAAATGCGCCTGGATTCAAAGTAACAGAAGTTAGGTAGCTCTTATACTGTTTTCCGTTTCTATCGGAAATCGCAATGGTGTCACCAGCTTCCCATGCAATATTTGTTAAAGCACCGGTAGAAAACGGTCTGAATTTCATTCCAACACATCTGTCTGAAATAATCTTACAGATTTCTTCTCCTGTTCCCTCTTGGATTAGCTTATTATCACTTATTTCGATAACGTAGCCAGATTTCCCCGACTGATATGTTTTCGCTTCATTTTGAGAAGAATTTTCAACGTATTCTGTAACTTTTATACCTGTTATTTCAAGATCATACAGCCACGGAGTAAATCCGTTTGTTTGAATTGCTGTAATCCCAGTCTGCATGATAGTAATGATTTGTTCACCAGTGGTATCTAATATGTCGTTACCTTCTACATCTTTCCATGGAGTTTCCACCAAATCATAAAAATTATCCGGGACTTCACGTTCGTACCATCCAAAGCATAAGCGACCATATTCGTCACATTTCGCCCACTGGCAGCCCATCTGCGCTACCCATGCAATTACCTGTCGGAAAGTAATGCTACTATCATCTGGTCGATTCTGAATCACAAAATCATCATTATCAAACCTTGTAGATTGAAGTGTTACTCCGCACACCTCGCAAGCATCCTGGATGATTTGTAATCTTGTTGCCGGATAAGTCAGTTTACTTTCTGAATAATCGCGATCAAATAATCGCATTGAATCTTCGCAGGTTAGGCTGATAATTGCAGTGCTTTGATATGGAGCATCTGTTACCGTCATAGTACAGATACGGATTTTTTCAATGCCAGTAGATAATTCAAGCCCAATATAGCAAACAACTCTTGCTCCGTCCCAGATGTAATCTGTGTACTTTCCAGAAAAGTTGTTGATCTGCAGTGTCAACTTATTTACGATAGCTGCGCCGATATCAAAAGAACCGCTTTGCGATACTGCATCCTCAAATTTAAAACCATTAGACCATAAATCTTTGTCTGTAATGGATAATGTGCTTCCATCCGTGAAGGTAAAATCTGCATATTTCAGATAGTTACAGTTCCCACTATTCTGTTGTTCTTTAAATTCCGTTGATAAATTTCGCATATCTTACCTCTCGATAAAGTCAAAACTAAGTCCTTCCATGCGCTCATTTCCAATCCACCAGCACTTAAAGGGTGATTCCCTGTCCCCAACATAAAATGTTCTGGTTTCGTGCTTATTTGCAGATAGCAAGTCTGGATATGTGACCTGTATGTACTCTGGATTTACTGCCTGTATAATTTTGCAAGCAGTGTCCCAATCTGGGCCATTCCAACCTACAGACAGCTTTCGCTTCTGTCCAACTCTGTTTTTGTGCATGGTCGTATCATCTGTTCTGCCGGATTCTGATGCCGATATATCCTGTAATCCCCATGTAAAAGAAGAAGGACAGGGCAATGCTACCCCATCCACTTTAAGAAATACTTCTGCCATATATTCACCTACTTTAGCACTCTGATTTCAAATTAGAGTGCTCTCAAGCAATCATTTTAGTTGCTTCACTTTGAACAAATTCTTTAATTTGCTGATATCCCCATCCGCAATTAATAAGGCTGCTTACAAGCATTTCCATATTTTGTACTTTTGCTAAGTCATCACCTGTGAAGAAATCTCTAAGATTTTCTTTTGCTTTTACCCCATAATCACTTTCAAGCTCTTTGGCTGTTTTTCCGAATAAATTACGATAAATTAAATTTGTGTAATTTGGATAAGCAAATCTTTTATTTTGGCTTTCCGTTATTTTCATCTTAATTGTATCTGTTAGGATATGTCGAATAACAACACCCTTGTCACGCTCGATTTGCCATTGCTGACGTTCTGTATGAATTCTTTTTAATTCAGATTCCATTTTATTAAAAGCGTCAATGTATTTAAGTTTCCACTGTAATGCTTTTTCACCATTAAATCCCATGGCTAACAAGGAAAATCCATCTCTTGTTATAAGGTATTCGGTATACTCACGATTGTTTTCTCCGATATAAGAAGTTTTTATAAAATAATCAGAAAGGGGGATATCTCCCCTTTGAGAAATCTGTGTTACAAGACCTAAATGTTTGGTTTTACCCTCTGCGTCAACTTGTCCTTCAATTGCCCTTATTACTTCCTTGTGCTCTTTTTCGAAAGATTCTGCGATTTTTCTTGACGTAGTAAGTAACTTTTCTTCGTATCTTTTTCCAACGATTTCTACCAGCATAAATTCATATCTCCTTTACGATTTATTTTTTGGCAACAAAAAAGCGCCTACCCCGAAAGGTAAACGCTCTAAATTTGCTTATTATGATTGTATATTATAGCATACGGTGAAAGTATCATTCAGTATACTTTGGTATCATTTCACTGTTTTTAAAACTTCCTCTAAGTACAGATATTCGAGCAACTTATATGTTCTTTTGAGATCATAATAATCATCTACTTTTTCCAAAAGTTTCTTGATTTCTTCTTTATAGTCAATCATTCTACAATTCCTCCCAACACTCTAATCAACTTCTGTTTGCGGTTATACTTCAAAATCTCGGAAATCTGCCCCATCATATCATCCATTGTCATGTTGCTCTTCATGCTGTTGCAACGCTTACATGCCAGTTGCAGATTCTTAATATCATTTGTGCCGCCCCGGGACAACGGCGTAATGTGGTCAATTGTCATTTTCTTGAACTTGACAGGCTTACCACATATCGCACATTTTCCGTTGCACTTGGCGTACACGCTCTTTTTCTGAAAGTCATTGAACTGGATTCTGTTTGCCATACGATCACACTTTCCCGATTAACTGTTTGGTAAAGAGATACATTCCCTTTAATTTTGACAGGTCTTTCAAATTGATAAGATTTTCAATGATTCTCTGTCTGTACATATACTCGTCCAGAAGCACTAAGCACTCGTTGTTATCTGCGTTCAGTTCGTCAATTGTTTTCTGTAATTCAGCCTTTGTCATTTTATTTTCCTCCTGTGTAATCCGCGTATCCTGTTAAAACATTCTTTCCTGTGCGTTCTCGTTGTCAATCAGTTCTTCCAGATAAATCGGTGGCTTATAATCTTCAACCAATTTTACCGCTTTCTCGCACTGTTTCCGTTTGATTGCCTTATATGTAGTCACGCCAAACTGTCGGCGCACCTCATTGTGAATATCTCTGTACAGTTTCGCTCTCAGAGAGCCATTTTTATAGGCATTGCTGGACTTTCCGCCCAAGACCTTTGTTCCTTTTGATTTCACGGCATTTGTCACCTTGTCCATCTCTACGCCAAGAAGCGGTAAATCCTGTTTGAAATCTTCCAATTCCTGTTTCACGGTGTCAACTTTCTGCTCTACCTGGGTTACTCGCTTGTCTACTACGATAACTGCCTGTAATTCTTTGGAGATTCCAGAAAGAACTGGATAATCATAGGTTCCCGTCTTTCTAATGGATGGGAGTACTTCTTTTGTAACCCACGACTTAAATTTCTTTGCGGATTCTAACTTGCTTCCGAAAATAAGGGCGTAAAGACCGGATTCGTTGATTACCGTTACATCTCTTTTCTGACCTGCAATCGTGATTTGCGATGTCAGCTTATCGTCAAAGTCTACATGCTTTCCGATAGCATCCGCAGTATTTTTATATCCAAGTGCCGTTGCTACATCTTTTCCAGCAAACCAAGGCTCTCCGTCAATCATAGTTGTTCTGATATTTCCAAATTCTGGATTATTAAAAATCTGTAATTCGTTCATATAGAAAATCCCTCCAATTCAAGAAAAAATAGTTGACCCATGGAGGTATATTGTAGTAATATTTACATATACCTTTTTGGTGTGGGTATCCGTCAACTTTCCTAGGGCTAGCGGATACCCATTTTCAGTTATTCTCCGATTTCTTCGTCAATCTTTTCGTTTAGCCATGCGGTCTTTGTCTGACCTTTTTCTTTCAGTTTTTTATCCAATGCTTCGAGTTTTTCTCGTTTCACTGAAACACTAAACTGTCCGATAGTTTCACGACGCTTTTTAAAGTATTCGGAGCCATCTTTTCTAGCAACCACAAAATCACCTCTCTTTTAGTTGCTAGCAATATAATATAATAGTTGCTAGCAAAAGTCAACTAGATTTTCTATATTTTTGGAAATTTTATTTTTCCTCCTGTGTATCCCTGTAAAAATCTAATTATGCGATTTCTACTCTATATGCAATCATCATTTCTTTAATCACGCTAACGTAAATATCTTTCAGCCGCTTATTCTGCATAATCACGGACAGTTTGTTAATCTGGTTAGTCTGTGCCTTGGTGCATCCTCTTTCCTCAGCTCTGGAAATCGCATTTCTAAGTTGCTGATCTAATCGGCAACCAGCCCTGTCCGATAATCTGCGGTAGCTTTCGTTTCTGGCGGCGGCATATTTATTCCCGAATGAGTAAGAGAAATCATCGCTCTCGGCAATCTTTGAAATACATCTGTTTACCCACTTCTCTGTGCCAACATCGGAATCCGTTCCTTTAAAGGTATCAATGATGGTTTTCATGTTCTTCTCTTGTTGGTCGGCACGCTCCGCAAGTTTCTTCTGTTCCAGTTCAGTTTTGGCTACCTGTTGAAAAATCTGATTAAACATTTGCAGTTCGGGGGACAGTTGATTAATGTTGATTGCTGTTTGCTTGTATTTCTCTTCCACTTGGATGAAATACTTGCGAACCTGTTTCCCTTTGTCGTTGCGTTCAAGCATTGCCATTTCTTTGGCAGTGTCAAGTTTGATGAGGTATTCAATCGTGTGTTTACTGCCTGTTACCTGCTCCTCAATTTTGGGGAGCAGGTCAAAATCTTCTTTTTCCTCGGCATCACACTCTGATAATCTTCTCTTTACCCATGTGGAAAAATCGGTCTTGACTGCTAAACTTTTATGCAAGTCTTTTCCGTACACAACTTTAATTCCTTTTTCGGTTTCATACACAGGAACTAATTCATTTTCAATAATCTTCAAATCTGCCATAAAAAATCTCCTTTCGGTGTTTACAATTACACCGAAGGGAGATATAATAACAATATCAACCACTTCGGTGTGTTGAGTGCTTAAAGGGTTCCGACTTTTCCAGGGTGCGGGAATCCTTTTTTATTTGTTTGCTTTTAACATATTCTTGATTTCGATAATTTCCTGTAAGATTTTATCCTCTTTGTCTGCACGAATATCTCCATCAATTAATCTGCGAATATAATCGTTTTTACTCACCCCCATTTCTTTTGCTTTCTCACCGACAAAATCAAGCTGTTCTTCTGTCAGTCTTAACGTAAATGTTTTAATACTCATTAGTAGCATTTCTCCTTTCTTGAAGTCATATTGACTTCTTATTTATAATATACCATGAAGTCATTTAGAAGTCAATAACATTTTCTATTTTTTTAGAAAACATATCAATCAAGGTTCTCGTCATTATGGCGAACACCTTTTCGCTAAAATTTTAGCAGAATTGGCTTCCACAAAATAATGGAGCCGAAATTTCGGAGGCTTATTCACTGTCGAATTTTCGACAGTGTGCGTCTCGTCTTTTAGGAAGAGTCGCAGTTAGCCGAAGTAAAATTGACTTTGGTGATTGAAGCATCCACTTTTCCGCATGAATGCGGAGTCACTAGCCATTGTGTCGAACCTAGGACAAATTGTCCGAAGTGCTAACCGTCATCAAATTGATGATAGTTCAAAATATCAATCATAGAAATAGGGTGCATCAAATTAGAAGCACCCATTTTAAAATAAAAGGTGTCGAAATTTCTACGCCTTTTCGCCATGTATGGCTAAAACCTATATAATCCGCTCAAATTCGTGCACCTTGTAAGCATATATAGTCTGCCATAAAGACGAAATATCAATTTTTCTGTTCGTTCCTCCTAGTGAAGAACCATGCTCTTCAATTTTAATGGGCAGTTTTTTTTACTGACGATTCGTCATTTTGATGAATCGTTATTTTTTTCAAATTTCCTATTCCACTATTCATTTTGGAGTGGTAAAATACAGATATCATACTGATTTAGGGAGGAAAACGCATATGAAAAAATCCAAAAAGTTGCTGGCAGTTTTTACCATAATGTTACTAATTGTCTGTATGGCAGTTCCAGTATCGGCGGCTGGTAAAATCAACAAGAAAAAAGCCACTTTGAAAGTCGGTCAAACATTACAATTAAAAGTAACTGGAACAAAAGGAAAAGTAAAATGGACAAGTAGCAAAAAATCTGTTGCTACGGTATCTTCTAAAGGACGTGTAAAAGCGAAAAAGAAAGGTTCCGCTACAATTACCGCAAAGATTGGTAAAAAGAAATATACCTGTAAAGTTACTGTGAAAAAGGCTTCTAATGGCAATGGCGGTTTTGGTGGAAATCCAAATGCTAACAGCAGTGGTAAAAAGAATGTTGTTAGTTATCATGCAGAATCTACGCCGTATGGAGCTGTGGCAATTCTGGAAAACCATTATGACCATGCAGTTGATCTGACCGTTGAATTTATCTATTATCTGAATGGAACAATGGTCGGAGTTGATAAGGATTATAATTTTGCGTTTGCAGCACATTCAAAATGTGCACTTCAAGGCTGGAATTCTGATAAAACGTGGGATTCTTTTAAAATCAATTTGAATATTAAGAAAGCATCTTCAAGTGTTATAACAAATAACTCGGGAATTCATTATTCAGCCAATTTTGGAAATAGAAATGTAGTGGTAAAAGTAGATAACAATGGACGGAAAAATGCGTTTACCACTATTGCAATTGTATTTTATAAAAATGGTAGGATAGTGGGGTATGATGATCGTAATGCTGATGTAAAAAATCCAGGATCGACAGCTTATCTCGAATTTGATTTTCCATTTGATAGGAATTTCGAGGATATCATACCAGATAAATTTGAAGTATATGTAAATGATTCGTATACATATAGCTGGATGAATTAAGATAAAAGGCTAGGGAGAAATCCCTAGCCTAATCTCTTTTAATACCCTGCTTGCGTAACTCCATACTCTGCTTGTTCAGTAGTAAACTTGTCAAACGTTTCTAGTTGTTGAATTAACCCATCTTTTGAAAAGCTCATTAAATCCAAATAATTTTTCGCAGATTTTTCAGCTTGCCTGTTCCAACTTGCTCCGCAAAAGTCTGCTGCATATTCGGCTTCTTCTTGATTGTATTTATCAAATGTTATTAATTGTCCAACTAATCCATCATAAGAAAATGGCATTAACTCCAAATAATTCCTTGCCGCCTTCAACGCATTTTTCTTTCCAAGCGGGACTTGCGGTATATCTTCGCATTTTGAGATAGAACAGTCATATATATAGTCTTGTGCGGAAATTGCGTCTGGTTTTAAAAATATTCCCTCAACAGTAACATAATCTCCAGCCTGTAGGCTCATTACGCTTGCATTGTTGCTTCTTACCATCATTGCAAACTCATCATATCCAGTATATGTTATTCCGTCATCCATTGCAATTTGCACTCTGTATGCCCCAGATTTATTAATACTATTTATTTGCCACTCTTGGTCTGTTGGAATTTGTATTGTCTGCAATACATATCCATTTACAGCCACTTCATCGCCCATTGAAAAGTCTGGATAATCGTTGATTTTTTTCGAATAAATTTCTTTAACTACGTCTTCGTAATAGTTCTCCGTGTCCTCTGAAGCATCAGAATCTCCAAATCTTTCAGAATGGCTCATTTTATAAGTTTTTAGCTGCAAATCTTCCCATAAATCCTTGCATACAGAAAAAACCGCTTCTGTTTCTTCTTCTGTAGCTGGTTCTATTTGTGCTGTTTCTGTAATTTCTTCCTTCTGTCCGATTTCCCACTTAAACGCCATGACAGGTGTCGCAGTCACCAAACTTGCCATCACGGTTGCCGCAACAATAACTCTTTTCGCTTTCTTCATACATACGTACCTCCCAATAATTGATACCCATATTGTACCACCTTGGGACGTATTCTGGAAGCACTATTTCGCTTTTCTATCAATTTCCGCAGTTACGGCAATCAAAAGAGCTTCGGCAAATTTCGCACCAACCGAATCAGTGTATTTATCGTGAATCTGCTTTGCTTCCATGGTGAGATTTTCCCACTGTGGAATATCGTCTTTTGAGATAAAGGCATACTTCTTGTGGAGATTCCATATTTCCTGCCAGATGGAAAAATAAGTCTGCTTAAAGTCCATCAGCGTAAAGCACTCCATGATACTTCACAAATCTGTACTCTTGCTGAATTTCCGGGTACCTGTTCCGATCTACTTTTCCGTAGAACATTTTTGATGGTCTGGCATATAATTTCTTACCACCGTACAATGCCCTGTATATCACCAGGGCTTCTCCTGTTTCCGTATGTTGAGCGAATCCAACAATCTTATACAAATACTCGTTGTTGCGTGGCTCCTTGATGGTTTCTCTCTTAAAGTGTTGTACAATATCTCCTGGTTCAAATAATGGTCTGTTCATTATATTTTCACATCTCCTTTTCGTTAATACCACTTCTCCTTCAGTTGATTAATCGGCGTGCCGGCAACTCCGGCGCTTTCTACGCTGTCTGTTGCCTTGAAAAATGCATTCGGAATTTGTGGATACATAAACTCAAACATCAAATAATTAGCTGCATCGCAAAGATATTCTGTGTTTCCTGTCTCACGATACTTTTTGATGCACATATCGTGGGATTCCAAGGCGTTTACCAGCTTCTCCCCGAAGTTATCCTTTGCTGTACCATACTTGTAAAAACTTACCTCAGCCCTATTCTGGCGTAATTCATCGAAACGGTCTGAATATTCTGTTGGAAGTTCTGTTCCTATTTTGCTCATATGTTTTAACTATCCACAATTAATTAATTTCTTGGCTCAAATTTCAATTTTATTGGCTTGCGCCTATATTTTATCTGGTGAGATGTTTTTGAAACTGATTTGGTTATTTTATCATGTCAATTAATTACCCTCATATGTCTCATAATCAATCGCTCCAAGATCACCGTACACATCTGGATAATAAATTCCAACCCAGAAGTTATCCTCCATTGCTTTGTAGTAAGTTACTTTTACATTCCATCTCTGTACCTCGTCAATAATTTCTTTGTTGAGAAGTCCGAATTGATCTCGGCAAGCTTCACTTTCCAGTTTGTAAGTCAATGCTTTGTATTTCTCGGCATTTGCCTGTCTGGTGGCGGTAATATTAGTTTGAGTGAGAAGTAAAATCAATCCAGCTACCAGGAACCATATTGCACTGATAAAGGAAATTACCACTCCAAAAGACAATATAAATCCACTCACACTTGAATACTCATATTCGTAGCTTAAAGATTCGCCTATTCTATTTGCAATCAGAATAACAACGCCGACCGCAAAAATGATTATTGATAGCCAAAATATCATAATGTTTCCTCCCTGTCCCATTCTGCGTCAGATTTATCTGACATAATAATATCGTTAGATATTATTCAAAATATAATTCTTTCTCTTTTTCTTAATCTAAATCTATATCTTAATCTAATTCTTATTCTATTTCTTATTCTATACCGTTACTGTAACGTTACTGTAATGTTACAACTTATTTTTTAAATAAAAGTTCCAATAATTTGTTAGCATTAAACAAAATAAAGTTACAAATTAAAAATATTTTCTCTATTATGACGAGTTTTAAAGATTCTTACACGTAAATAAAATCATTATTTAACGCTTATTTTTTCTTATTTGATGAAAAATAAGAAATTATTTTACCGTAAATTAAAACTTGTTTTTCCTTATTTACTCCTTATTTAATGCTTATTTGCTATCATTAATAGTAAAATAAGGTCTTATTTGAGCTATTTGCTTTTCAGATAAAGCCTTATTTTACCAAAATTATTCATTCAAACAAACTAAATATATCTTTACAAAATTCCTCATAATCGGTATTCCCGACCAGTGGCATTTTATTTCTCAGCTTTTCCATGGCTTTAAAAAACTTGCCTTGATCTTTGTTCCAGATTTTACAGGAAACAAGAAGATACTTCTCTTCTGTATGTCCATATTCTTTTCCAAAATTTACCCGAATTTTCTCATTCTTAAAAAGTTGGTCTGCCAGATACTCTTCTGTATCTGCAAAAATGTATTCACTGCGGAATAAATGCTTTTGGATTAAGATGTAATTTTTATATGACATGATATTTCTCCCCGTGAAAAGGTTCGATTTAAAATCGAACCTTTCCAGACCTCATTTTAAATGCGGGCTGTCTAAAAATTCAAAATTATGCCGCAATTTTATTAATTCCTTTATTCAGAATAAATTCTTTTATTTCGTTATATCCCCAGCCATATCCGACTAATGCGCTCACAAGCATTTCTGCATTCTGGATTTTCACCAAATCTTCTTCTGAAAAATAATCTCTCATACTTTCTTTTTTTGTGATTCCGAATTCCTCTCTTAGTTGCTTGGTGTTTTTACCAAATATGGACTTGTAAATAACGTCCGTATATGTAGAATAGGCATGTCCGTGCATTCTTTCATTTTCAGAAGATTGCTGGATTGCCTTTGTCAATGCCTGTCTTACTGCTATTCCTTTAGCTCGTTCAAGTTCTGCTGCACGCTGCTTTTTAAAAGCAATTTTTAAGGATTGTTCGCAACCAATAAAATAGTTTCTTGCTTGTTCTCCTCTTTCAGATTTTGATAGCATTGAAAGTTTTTTGGCGAAATGGGCAGTTATCTTATAATCAACAGTTTTATTACCCTCGACATAAATGTCGAACCCCCAATAGTCTTCATTTTCTACCGCAAATGAATTGTCGATAATATTTGTTTTCGCCCATCTTGAAAATTGTCCCTGTGCAAGTCCTAAAAATGAATATAGTTTTCTTGCAGTAGTCATGCCTTCTTCGTCAATCCCAAGTGCAATCTCAATAGGTGTCTGTTCACTTGTTATCAAAACTTCATTTCCCATTCTCCATTCCTCCTTATATTGATGGATAAAATAAAAAAGAGCCGCCAAGTAAGATAAAAATTCCTCAAAATTGAGAAATGTTAATTTCTTCTTAGCGGCTCAAAAAATCAAGACCGTGTGTACTTCTTCATTGAAGAAATTATACCACACAATCAGTCAAAAATCAATATGCCGGGGACGGTTTGAAACGGCTATCTGTATCATTTTGGGCTTTTGTTACTGCTTTTGCAATCTCGCTTCCGTCTAGGATAATGCTGTTCATAATGTACTGCGGATTCTTGTTTCCGCTGTTCATACTCATTGCCATTGCAACTCCCTGGGCTACTGCTTTTGCCATTTCCTCTTTTGTAAGTCCCATGCTTCCGTCCGAACTGGAAACAATGCTGTCTGCAATCTTCTTCATGGTTCGTGGATTTTCCAGTGGAAGAACGGCTTCGGAACCGGCTTCACCGATACCAATTACCTGTGCACCATTGAAAAGACCACCTTTTGCGTACCAATTAGGCTTGTAAACTGGTGTAGAACTGGTTCTTCCACCGCCAAGATCATGTTTTCTCCACTCTGAAATATAATAAGTCAGAGTTGGTAAATGCACTTGTTTCATGCCGTCAGCGAATGATTGAGCAGTTTCCCGACCAATTGATGTAAGATTAACATTAAATAGCCTTTTAATTTTATCCGAAATCCCAGACAAATTAGATTCTGTGTAGGTTTTCATTTTTCCAGTTTCCGTGTCAACTTTACCAGAAGCCTTTTCCCAAATCTGGTTTGTATTGATAAGAACAGAAGACCAATAACTTTGAATGGTTGTCATAACTTTACCCATTACATCTTTTGTATCGGTGTCCATGGTTCCGAGGGCTGTCGATACAGCGCTTGCGGAATTTCCCCAGTTTGTTTCGGAATCAGAACTAATATTGTCAGTGGCAGTTTTTACTTTTGTCTGTGCAGCAGACATAGCTTTCTCGGTTGCTGTTTGAATTCCAGACATTGCAGTTCCTGTAGCTTTGGATATGCTTCCCATTCCAGTTTTTACAAAAGTATTTGCGCTGCTGATAGAAGTTTTCGTCTTGGTTTCCATCTCTTTCACGGCATCTGGGAATACTTGTGCAAAAATCTTGGCTACAGATTCTGTATTGATTCCGAGTTCCTTGGCGCGTGCCATGATATTATCAAATGCATCCTGTGCAGTGCCACCAGAATTTTCAGCTTCCATTAATGCTGTATCAAGAGAAACCATTTCATCAGCGCTAAGTCCTAACTGTGTTTGCAATTGTGGAAGAACGGTGTCATACAGATCATCAATAGACTGTTTACTAAGGTCAATACTGCCAGCCATATTTGTTGTTTTATCATCCAATGTTTTAATGGAATCGGACAATATCTTAAACATGTCGTCCGTAATAAGACCTTTCTGGTTTAATTGAGAAAATGCTTGCTCTGCCTGGTCGGATGTAACCCCCATTTCTCCCAATTTATCAATCAATTGTTGCGTTGCTTTTGCCTTATCCTCGGCGGTCATCCCTTCTTGCTCTAGGCTTTCTTTTAACTGCCAAATTTCCTCTGCCGACCCAGAAAGAATATCACCTCTTCTCTGTAAAGTTTGAATGAAGTTATTCATGGTATTGCCGAATGTGGTTCCAACACCATTACCGCCTTGCATGGTTTCAACAAGACCAGCCAATTGAGAGGTTGCTACTGTCGCAGCTGCTCCTACTGCCACGATAAGTCCAGCTTCACCAACAAGAGGGCCAAGTGCTTTAGCAAGAGAGCCAAATTTACTGCTTGAAGAACCTGCCGCATCACCCAAATCTTTTATTGCTTCTTTTGCTCCACTTGTGCCATCTCCAAGTACATCTGCTAACTTTTCAGCAATCATTTCAGCGTTTTTCTTTTCAGCTATTTTTCCTGCAATATGTCCCACAAGCGAACCAACAAGAGTTCCAATGCCTGTAATATTTGCTATTTTTACTGCAATAAATGCTTTTGTAAGCCATTCTGCAATATGTCCGGCTATCGGGTGCTTTTCCTCTAATCCATCAAATAATCCGTTTAATGCACTGGTAAGACCAGTTAATAGCAGATCAGCTGCGGTACTAAGGATTTCTCCCCATGGCAATTCACCAAGGAATGTTCCAACACCTTGTCCAAATTCATAGAAAGTGTCTTTTGTAAGCGTATTTTTCAACGCCGTACACAGGTGAGATATGAAATCTCCAAGTGCTTGTCCATTTTCTTTCCAGTTTGTTTCTTTGATGAATTTAGCGATTCCATCTCTTATCTTGGTTGCGAGATCATCCCAATTAAATGTTTCTGTAAATGATTTTAAGCTTTCGAACGCTCCGTTTAATAAACCAGAAAGTGCATCTGCAATTGTGTTCATGTCTATCTTTTTGATTGCACCATTTAAGGCTTTTCCAATAGCAGTGCCAAGCTCACCCCATCCAGTAATTCCAGCACCATCTTTTTTAGACATATCCTTTACAAAGCCAGAAAGCATTTTCCAAGATGCCATAAAACTATTTCCGATTAAGTTTCCAAGACCTGTCCAGTCAATTTCCTTTATAGCGCCTTTTAAAAGTTGAGACAGTTTTGCCCCTATTCCAGAAAAATCTATTCCTCCCTCTCCGAGCAACAGGTTTAGGGTATTTACTGCCGTGTTGATTCCAGCCCCAAGCAATCTTCCCATTAAGTCGAAATCAATTCCGCTAACCATGGAATTAAATGCTGTTGTAAATGCATTTACAAATTCGGTTATTTTCGGGCCAACATTATTCCAACTAATAACTTCATATATTTTTTCCATTCCAACATTTATCATATCTGCAATAGTGGAGCCTAGTCCCTTCCAGTCTTTATTGATAAATGCTTTTCTGATTTTAGCAGCCCATTTATTAATTGGTGTTTCGTCAACAGTCAAAACTTCATCCAGTGAATCTTGTATTCCAGCAAAACTATCTGCCAAATCTCCAAGTCCAGAACCAAGACTTTTAGATGCAGTTCCAGAATTATCGGAATTATCGGTAAGCTGATTCAATTGGTCGAATGGCAATACGGAAAGTGCCTTTTTCAGTTTCTTAGCAGATGATGTAGCGTCATCAAGCCCAGAAGATGCGTCATCACCAGCTGTTTCTATACCACCTAAATTAGATACGATATCACTAACTCCACTCTGCGAGCCTTTTAGTTTCTTTCCCATCAATACATACATGAAGTTACGGAACACATTCGCAGCTTGCATAAGTTTTGACATAAGTGCATTAAGAGCTTGAATAGCAGGAAGAATACCAGCAATCAAACCTTGCCCGATCACTGCGGAAAGTGACTGGAAGTTCAGAGTTAGTAAACGTAATTGATTTGCGTATGTCAATTAATGTTATCCTATAGGCTTTTTATCCTATAGTTCTTATAGTTTCCTATAAGTTCGGCGTACATTTTCATCCCATAAGGATGTCGGATACTCTTGGGGATATTATATTCTAAACTCTTTAATAAAAAAGAGCCTAGGTTCAATCCCTACGCTCTACAATGTGCTATAGCTTTTGTTCTATAGCCTTATCTCGGTATTAACTTATTGACTTATCCATTTATATCCAAATGCAGTTCTATCAGGTTTGTCGATTACCTTGTGTATGCCCTTGTAGCACACACCTAATTCTTTTCCTGCATCCGATATTCTATTAAACACTTTTAATATTTCTCCTGTATCAGGGTTTACTTGAGCTACTTTTCTACCTTTTTTTCGTTTTTGATAATCACTCAAATCTTTTATCGGGAAATCTTCTTCATATACAAAAATAAAGCCGTTTGCAGATTTATATGTTTTACTTAAAACTCCAGAAATAGTCGTACGATTAGCACCCGTCACTTCTGAAGCTTCTTGGACGTTTTTGAATTTTTGTATGAAATTTCCGTTGCTATCACATTGAATAATACTTCTCATGCTTGTTGATTCTGGCGGAGCGTACTTTCGTGATCCATAACGTTGAAAGTCTTTCTCATACATGAAAATGCACCCATGGTCAGTACGCGTTTCACTCCTGCAAGATTCCAACACACAGCTTGCGCAAAAGCCGTCTTTCTCTGCTTCAGCTGCACTATCATATCTTTTAATAAAAGTTCCATCTTTTGCAAGGCAAACTACAGGAATTGAGTTATGTCCGCCAACTCCTCCTTTGTTTTCGTTGTATCCACTATGATAAGTATTATACAGTGTGATATAATTTCTTTCAAGTTTTAAAGCTTTTTTTCTTGTATCACAAGTTTCTAAAATTTCCCATTCAAAATTATCTGTTCCGTATTTTTCAATTGCATCGTGAAATTTACATTTTTCCTTTTTGTAGCATCTTTCGTGCTGCCATTTTCGATTACGGAAATTGCTTGTTTGCCCGATATAAGATTCTTGAGTTATTTTATTTGTAGCTCTGTAAATATAATATGTTCGCATTAAATCACCTCAAACATATTATAACAAAATGTTCGTATTAAGTCAACTTAGCTTTCACCGATTTTACCCGATTTTCACTGATGTATTACTACATCAGGCGGCACATAGTCTACCGGATGTCCTAGCGAAATCCCCTTGCACATCACCTGTAACTGACATTAAATAGTTATATCGAAGAGCAACTTTTTCAGCTTGGGACATTGCATTATAAGATGTTGTAATTCCCCTTGAAAGGGCATAAGCCTCCATATTTGCAACGGATAAATTAATGCCCAATTGTCTTAAAGGCTCAATTTCCCCGGATATTCCAGAGCGTATTTTCTGAAAAGCAGTATCAGTATCAATGTTGTAAAATGATGCAATATCCCCGGCTAATCCGGCAAGAGAAATTGACATTTTAGAAGCTGCATCTTGCGCAACACCAGATGATTTCATCATTGCCATCATGGTTCCAGAATATTGCTTTGCTGCCAATTCTGATAATCCAAATTGTTCTTTGGCCGTAGAAGCAAATTTGTAGGCTTCATCTGCCATGCTTCCAAAGGAAACATCTACAACATTTTCGATTTCTGTAATAGCAGAGCCAAAACCAATTGCACTTTTTCCTAAATTTGCCAGACCACGAATAGCCTTAAAACCGATAGCAGTTTTAAGCAAATTTCCGAGATTAAAAGAAGCGGTTTTAATTCCAGAACTACTATTCCCGAGACGTTGAAACCATCCAATAATGCCTTTTACCCCGGTTCCAATTATAGAAGAAGTTTTACTAACAATATTACCAAGGCTAGATGTTGCAGATGATAATTTAGAAAACGCACTGGATATAGAATTTGTAGCGGAATTTACCTTTCCCCCTGCATTAGCCAACTTTGCCAGTGCTTCCGTCATGCGGATTGTGTTATCACTGATTTTTGGTGCGGTTTTCATTACATCAAAGAAAGATAATACTTCCTTTGCTAGTGTTCCAAGCTGGCTTGACGTTTGTCCGATTTTATTTCCAGAGCTTGCCAATTGTGCAATAGACTGAACTAACCTATTTACAGGTTCAGATATATCGCCAACGCTCGTAAAACTCTCTACGATTGATTTAAGATTTCTTCCAAGCCCAGGCAATTCAGCGGATACATTTGCAATATATTCACCGGAATTGGCTAATCTAGCCATTGAATTGACAAAACGATTAACACTGGTAGATACATCTGGTATTTCCGATAAGCCTGATAATTTATGGATTATTTCTCCAAGTTTTCCAGAATCAAATCCACTAACATCAACCTGGCTAAGCCTGTTGATTGAGTTGATAACTGCATTCAGACCAGAACCTTTATAATCTACTCCACCCATTGTCTTTATGGAATTTGAGAATTTTCCAATTCCATCAGCAATGCTTGTCATTTTCCCTATATCAAGTTCTTTTAGCTTTCCAAGTTCCCTTACACAACTACGTAATCCGTTTGCATTAACTCCGCTTAATGCGGAATTAACTTCTGTGAGTTTGTTTGAAAGATTAGTCAGCGCGCGTACTGCTTTTTCTGTACTACTGCTAATCTGTATATCAAGGGTATCTATGGTATTGTCAGCCATTTTATTTATCCCTCCTTTTTTACAAAAAAATAAAGGGCAGACAAGACTTATTCATCCTGCCTGCCCTTTTCATGGTTAAGCTCAAAGTTCGCCTGCATGAGTTGCAAGCTTGCCAATAGTGCGTTTCTCTGTTTTTTCTTTTCTTCTTCGGAAAGTATACCTTCCTGTTTACGCTTTTCTTTCTCTGCTGATTCCAGTAAAGGCTTCTTCAAATACTCTGCTTTGGACTTTTTCCCCATTAAAGCATTTGCAACAGCTGTGAATGTGGCTGATGTTTCATAAATGCCAGCTTGCCAGAGTTCGGCATCTTTTCTCTTTTGGCGTATCTTTTCAGCTTCGAGATAAGGCTTTAACTCTGTTGGGGTAGAATCCATAAATTCTTCTTTAGATACACCAATAGAGAGGTATAAAGGAAGAATCTCTTGGTAAACAACTTCTCGAAAAGTTAATTTTTCTTTTTGTGATCCTGTGGGAGCTTCGTTGCATTCTTCTCTACTGCCTGTGCTTCTGCTACTGCATTCAGCAGACCGGATAAAAAACCATTTTTCTCCAATTCTTTATCAAGAAGTTGGTATAAATCAAATCCGCTTTTAGGATTTTCCTCGGTTCCTTCATCTTCGTAATCATCCAAAAGGTCACAGACTTTATCAAGAACAGCTTTTTTTTCAGAATCACTTTCATACCCAAACTCATCCTTGTGCTTCTTTTGAAGTCCGGCAAGAAGCAGTTCCGGAAGAAGAGAAATCATCTTCTGAAGGCTTCTCTCTTTTCCGTCTGTAATTCCCTGTACCTTGTCCAGCACATCTGTTTTTGTAAGAAGTCCATATCCAAATACAACCTTATACTCTTTTCCGTGTACATTAAAAGTTACCATTTTATAATCCTCCCGACATGTTTTTTAGTTAAGTGTCATTGCACCTGTGGAATCTGCTACTGCTTTTGCGGTATCTAAAGCCTGCGTAAGTTCGTCAGAAACAACTTTTGTATCAAGGCCTTTATACTCTTGAATAATGAGGGACAGCGGAATTGTTGCTGCTTCATTCTGTCCAATATCAGACAATGGAATATTTTTTCCAGGGTCTGCGATAACAAAGAATGCATCAGCGAGGTCTGGAAATACAACTTCAAACCAAACTCTAAATCCTTTTGACTTTCCTGTTGCCGCATCAGTCATAAGCTTCTTTAGTGCCGTGATAACATCAGCGTTAAGATTGAAGGTTACATCCCAAGTACCACCAGTATCCTGTCTACCGGACGCATACTGTGTAATGAAGTCTTCGAGTGCGGATACGTCAATCTGCTCTGTGTCAAGAGAAATTCCACCGATGGAACTACATCTTTTTAACCATGTGAATGCAGTTGGCTTTGTTCCTTTAGCGGTTTCAACACCGTAATGAAAAGTTACGCCAAGTGTTGTTAAATCTGCCATTTTGATAGGCTCCTTTCTTTAATTCAAGTTTTATGCACGTAACCCTGTGCCGGGAGATAGCGGATCACCGCCTTTCTACTCTTCTTTGTCTGTTTTCAGTTCCGGCAATCCTGCTACAGAAGTAAGCAAAGATAAAAAACCAGAAAGCAAAGATGCGGATAAAACCATTTTCCAATCAACGCTGCCAATCACAGTTGCAGTACCAATGGTTGCCACCGCTGTTTGAGCAACTGTTTTTACAGCTCTAATTCCTGCTGCTTTCAGCCAAAGTAATTTATCTGCTTTCATTCGGCATTCTCCTTTCATATTTTTTGGTAAAAAAATAGAAGCATTTCTGCTCCTAATCTAATAAGGTTCCTGTATATATTCGGCTGTATCGGCTCACAAGCTTTTTGATTCCACTGTCACCAAAAAACATAGGTTCCGGGCCATATGTGCGGCGGAATCCCATGCTCACCATAACTTTGTGACTTATCTTGTCCAATTCATACACTCTGGTTAATGCTTTGCTCCCAGATGTGAAGCAATTTACTTGAAATGATGGCATTGTTGCGCATTCATCCCCTTCAAGGTCACCTCTTGTAATTGGATTCCCAAGCATATAAAGCTGTGCATATGCCTTTTTGCCGGAAGCAGTTGTTTCGCTCCCATCCATGGAATAATTGTCTGCGCCAGTAATCTTAGAAACAGCCGCTCCCCACCTTGAAAAAACTTCCAATACAGGGGATTCTATTGTGTCCGGCATATCTGTCACCTCACAATAAAAAATGCACTCACCTTTATAGTGAATGCATTGCATGTTATGCTACAATTTAACACTGTAATGATAACATAATTGTTTAGTATCATTCAGTATATTATGGTATCTTCTTTAAGAAGAGAACACCTCTTTGGCAATTTTGCGGATATTCTGAATGATTTCTACGCTTGCTTTATACATTGGCATTGTAGCTTCTGTACCGTAAGAGCGTACCCATTCGCCGGAATCAGAAACATATACCCAGGAATCATTTTTCCCTTTTCCTTGTCCGTAAGAACCGATTGTATAACCAAATTCTTCTCCTTTTGGATGTGGACTAGAACCGGCTGCACCATTGTAGTGAATACCTGCGCCGAATTCAATGAATAAAATGCTTTTGCCTTCGCATATTAAATGGGCTTCTGCATAGTCCCCAAAACTGTTAATTTTGATGTAAGTATTGTGGTTCTTATCAGAATCGCCTTGTGCTGCCAAAATATTTTGGTCAATAACTGGAATCCCTAATTCACATAATCTTTTTATGAAAATTTCATTTTTGTTCCTTAAAGATTTTTGATAATTTTTTATTTCATCAATAGCTTTTTGGATTGATTTCTGTGATAAGGTACACTTTATTGTCTTACCCATCTTCGTTTCCTCTTTTAGAAATTCCGTATCTGGCAATATTGCCTTTTTGTGTGTCTAAAATCTTCTTTAGTGTGTAGTCTGGCAATACTGTGGGCTCTTCATCTTTGTTCAAAATAAGGCTTCCGTCCTCGCTTATTTGTGGAATTCTATCTATCCAAAATATGTCCGCTTCCTGTGGGTGGAAATTTCGATTAAAGCTTGTAATGTATCTGTCATAATCTGGCACTATTCCAGCTGCAATTTCTTCTGGTGTTCCGGCTGTAGATGATACAGAAAAAGAGTATAGAACTGGTTTCTCATAAACTTTAATACGGTCTAATCCTTGCGTTTTTTCAGTAATTCGAGACCAATATACTTTTTGCTTTTGACGGACTAATCCTCTCATATTTCCTCTCTTTCTTAAATTTGGTTGCTTAACTAAAGCCCTATTTAGTTAATTATTTAATGCTGATACGTTGTTACCATAGCAATCTTCTGATAGTTCATAAGATGTGTAAGGTTTTTCTTGGTATGTTCCTATTGCACTATCACTTTTACCCAATGTCCCACTCCAAAGCATATTGTTGTAAAAATGTTCCTCCATACCAGTACCTTCTTTTGTAAAAGGGCCAAGTTGGATTGATACGCCCTTATTTACTTTTAATATACAGTTAGATACTTCTAAGATTTGGTAATAATTAGAACCATCGAAATATCCTCTGTGACACCCCAGTGCTCCTGTTTTCAGCGGTCTGCTGTAGAGTTCATACATTCTATCGGGCGTATCATTTATTAGCTCACAATTTCTAATAATGTATTTACAATTTTTAGCCATCCCAATTCCTACAGCTTGGTTTTGAGCTGAATATATAATACAATTTTCAATTATACCATTTTTTTCTGTTTCGTCTGAATAATCAGCGTTGTCAACATGTACGCCATAAGCTCCTATGGTGTAATCATCCCTTCTGTTTTCAACAAAATTAGGTGTACCATCATGTGTCGCTTTAATTGTCAAATTTGAAATATAAAAATTGCCACTTGCAAATATAGGTGCATCATCATATCCACCTTTGTCATTCATTATTATGCAATCTTTTTTATTAGTGCCAATAAGCGAAATATTTTTATTTTGAATGCTTACTGTTTCGTTGTAAACACCTGGGTATATTTTAATGGTTACAGGGTTCGATTTAGTAGCGAAAGAAGAAGCGTAGTTAACCGCTTTACCTATTGATGAAAACATTTTTTCGCCTGTTATTGACACTTCAACAATATTTTTACAGTTATTCAATCTCTTCCATTCTAACCATGTCGAACCATTATTATATCTAAACCATAAAGTATTATCCGAAGAATTTAAGAAAAATTGGTAGCATCCACCTTTTAACTGTGTATTTAAGAACGAGAATAAGCATCCACTTAATGTCATACCATACACGGGTAAATTTTTAGTGCATTTTCCGTCTGCGATTTCCGATGTATTAAAGTAGCAATAGTAATAGCCTTTTGTAGCGTTGTTTGCATCACTTAGAATTGTTTTATAGGTACTTGAAAAAAGAAAATCCGTTGAACTTTTAAATAATTCTACTGAATTATCTAAATACTGAACCCATTTTGGAACGCCCTTTACAAAAATAGCGTTAACATAAGCACTTGTTGTTATTTCTATATCATTATTTATCCATAATACTAAATAGAAATGGTATGATGGGTACATTTTTCTAATTGAAACCAAATCCGCAGATGTAATATTTTGGTTTCCATTTACAAACGAATTACCGTTCCAGCACCCTACAGACGTATTGTGTTCGTCATACCCCCATAAATTAAAAACGTAGCCATTTAAAGCAACAACGCATTCAACATCTTCTGCTATATAATTTATGGTTGTAATTCGTTGAGATGAATTGCCTTTATCACCATTCCAAATGCCCTTTCTCTCCCACAGTTCCTCACCATTTGCATTTTTTAAGCCTGTGAACGTAGCTATATCTTCCTTTAGCGAACCAATAGCTTCTCCAGTTGCTTTTGCTTCTGCAAGCCCACCTTCTATAGTCAATGTAGTGTCTGGCTGTGATACACTCTGGATGTTCTTAATAGCTTGTTCTTTTGCGGAATTTACATTTTGAATAGCTTCCGCAGATGTGTTTTTAGTAAGCTCCAAAAGCTGATTTATAACATCTTTTTCTTCTTGTCCTATCTGTGGTTGATCAATCTCGATACCCTCTAGCACTGGTACTTCCGCTATTGCGGTATTCCATTCAACACTAATATTTGAATCGGAATCCGTTTTAACAGCGCAAACAATAAAACGTACCGTTCCCATATACCTTGCTGCATTTCTTCCAATCAGCCAAGAAAAAGTTACATTTTCGCCATCTACAGCTACATCATCACAAATGTATTGGTCTTTGATAGAAACATTAAAATCCACACTGCTTACGTTTTCGAAGTTAATTCTGACTGAAAATTTGGATAAATCAAGATTATCTCCTACAATTTTGGGACATGAAAATTTAATACGTTCTGCATTCTTGTCAGATTGTACCCCACCAACTACGATTGTAGAGGGCACGAAAATAGCCCTTGTCTTATCGTCAATTGTGCATATATCGGATTCTTCAGAATGCAAATTAACATCTTCTTTTTCGCTCATAAGTAAATCAAGTGCTGTTGCCATGTTCTACCCCCTCTGTGATACTTTAGTTTTACCAGTGGTTATAATGTATTTTCCGTTATCTTTTACGCCAGTGACAGATACAGAAAAATAATCCCAAGTAAGGGCTTCCGTTGGAATTTCACATTGATTGTTTTTCAGTATTACTGGGTATTCTTTTTCCATTCTCCAAAATGAAGCAGCTGTTTTACATCCGTTCCACTCTGGTGAAAAGATAAACAATGCTTTAAGATATCCAGTCGTGCCCTTTACCAGTCCAGAGAAATCACACTTGGGATCTGGATAAATTCTTTGATTATTTACAATAAATCTTAATACTCTCATGCAATCATCCTTTCTGCTCCAACAGGCGAAACGTATGTAAATTTGTTTCCCAAAATATCTCTGGCTGTGCCAATCACGAAATGGCTGTAGTCTGCCAGAATATTGCATACAAATTCCTCTGCATCCACCCAATATCGTTTCTTAATCATACGGTGAAGATCTGTTAATAGACCGTAGCTGAACATCACGCAATGCCCTAACTCATGGACAAACACACGGTTCAGAAGCTCTCCATGCAGATTATTTGCAATTGAAATTATCATTGTGGAATAATCAGATACGGCAAGTGTGCGTTTCCCTGTACGGTCAATCAAAACATTATCATTGGGAGAAACAAAGCGCACTCTCCATAAGTCCCCGTTCATGTAAAATTGTCTTAGCATGGCTTATCACCATCCTTTTCTCAACTAAAAAGCCCCTGCCGCACTACTGCAACAAGGGCTTAATCAATATTGTAATCATGTCATTTGCTGAACCAAACGGCTCAGGTCAGTTTTCATCTGCTGTCTGAGCGTTGAATCTGCATCAGACCACATTTCCGTGAGATTACGGATAATGTCAGATGTGTATTCTTTCATGGAAGCATCCATTTTTCTCTTGGATTCAGAATCCTTGGAATCATGATAGTGCCTACGATTCTCATCGTATCTATCATAGGATTCGCCATATCTGGACTTCTTCCGATTCATGTCATCCATTTCCATATCACTACGGTCTGGATGATATCCCATGCGGTACATATTGTGCTCAAATTCTGGATTGTTTAAATACTCATCCATCCAGTCATCATCTTCCATGTACAGATATGGTCTATAACCTTTTCTGGTTCCCCTACCTTTTGGAGCGAAACGCCCATTTGAATAGCGGTAACGGTCATATCCCATGCGTCCAAGATACTTTCCTTCCTGTTCGCATTCATCCATAGCTTCCACGATTCTGTAATCTTTATCTGCACAAACCGCACACTTTACTGCTTCCATGCAGTCTTTCAAATCGTCCCAGTCTTGAGCACTGAGATTATCAAAGCCATGTGTTTTGGCTTTTTCCATAGCCCATTTTCCCATTTCCATTGCAACTTTATGCATTACAGTGCCCCCTTTCTAACAGCCTGCGTAACAGGTGCTTCTGTCGTTGGGGCTGTACCATTAATTGCTTTCAAATTTTTGCTCGGACTACAAGCCGGATTCCCTAACATTTTGAACGCTCCACCAGTAGCGCTTGTTGCAACTCTGGTTGCATATTTTGTTCTGGTTCTGACGCCACATGCTGTTACCTGTGCGCAACAACGATTCTCCAATGGATATAAAGTTGTTCCTGTTCCTATCTGAATCATTACTGGGGCGGTAATTGTGGTTGTATTTGGAATGGACTGTGCTAAAACAATGCAGTATTTTTCTCCATTATTGTAGCTTCCTTCCGGGATAGTAACCACAAGATTTCCACCTGTGAATGCAATTGCAGTAGACAGCACAAGGTGATTGCAAAGCTTACAAACATTCTTACATGCCATATTTTTTACCTCTCAATCAATAAGAGGTGAGCCGCAACCCACCTCTTAGAATTAGTCAACCTCTAAGGGTGAGTTCAACAACTTTTGTTACTTTTAAGATAAATAGTCAGGGATATTCATTCTAGGGCTAGAATTTCCAGTTCTGTTCTTTTTACCAAATAAGCACTCTTCCGCACTCCATCCGGCATGTACCCTATACGCAATGGTTTCTTTTCCTATTCCAAGTTCTCTACTCCACTGAGAAATTGTTTTCTTTTTCCCACCGTACTCTAAAAATACGCTTCTTCTTTTGTTGCTGGCTTGTTCAAACCCAGTAATCCAGCAACAATTTTCGGGACAATAATTTCCATTTACGTCTTTTCTCTCAATGGTTAAGTCTTCTTGATATCCATTCGCATAAGCCCATTCTCTAAACGGCCAATATTCTTGCCACTCATCACACAATTTAATTCCACGTCCACCATAGTCTTTATAGTGCGGGTCATTTGGGTTAGTACATCTTGTTTTAATCGAAGACCATTTTTTATATAAAATTCCGGTTGATTCTCCATGACAGTTTCTACTTTGTTTTGAGTAATAACTTCGCAAACATCCGCAAGATGTACTTGTTCCCCTCATTAAATTGTATTGATAGCAATTGACATCATTGCCACAGTCGCAATGACATTGCCAATAATTAGAACGATTTTTCCTGCCTATTTTCTTTACTACGGTCAATTTTCCGAAACGCTTTCCTGCCAAATCTTCCGCTTTTGGGTGTAAACATCCACAACTTTTTGTGTGACCATTTCTTAGTCTAGATGTGTCTACGATCACAATATTGCCACAATCGCATTTGCATTCCCATAACCTATGTTTCCACTTATTGGTTCCTGCGCTAGATTCAACTGTAAGTTTCCCAAATTTTTGACCTATTAAATCTTGATTAACCATGCACCGTTCCTCCTATGATAATTTTATTATATCATAATAACGGTACATATTCAATTTTTAATTTAATTCAATGATAAAATCAGCAACAACCGTTGTTTCCCCCACATCCACAGCTTCCATAATATCCATACAAGTTGCTTGCCGGATATGCAGGAACCGGAAGCGGTGCAGTGCGTCTGAGAATTTCTGCTGTATTTGCGTTCATAGCCGCCTGTAATACCGCATTCTGGTCGGACTGTGAAGCCGCCAGTTTAAGTGCCTGATTCTCTGCTCTGAGGTCTGCTGTCTCTTTCTGGCAAAGATAATCAAGGATTGCTCTTGTGTTGCTATTCTGATTTTCCAGAAGGTCTCTGGTGTTGTTGTTCATTGTGTTCTGGAGAGCACAAGTGTTGGTAGCAAGGTTGTAATTGATGCCCTGGATTGCTTCTCTTGTTTCACAGCAACAGTTTGCTAACTGAGACTGTAATGCATTGGTATTCTGCATACCGGCTACAGTATCAGCATTGATTGCCTGCTGAACGCCGTTGAAGCCTTGAAGCATTCCGACGTTCACGCCGTTGAAACCGCTCTGCATGGTATTGTTAAGCGCATATGTGCTATCACAAATGCCTTGCTGAATACCTCTGATACCATTCTGAATATCATTCAGAGCAAAGCCCTCGTTGATATCCGCTCTGGTAGCCCATCCTTGGAAGCCGGCACCATTTGTACCATTGCCACCCCAGCCACCAAAGCCGCCGAAACCGCCCCAGCCAAAGATAAGCAATATTATAATCCACCATGCCCAGCCACCGCCAAAGCCATAGCCTTCATCGGCACGGTTATTAGAGCCGCTTAATACAGCGACATCGCTTGCTGATAATCCACCATTCATCATAGCGATTACCTCCTTATTGATTTTTGTAATTTATACAAAATCAAAAGACCGCGGCTCTTTTAATTATTGTAGCGAATTTATTTTATTCCAAACTGGTTCTTAACCTGCGACAGTATATCGTCTGGATTAATATTTCTTTCTTTACAAAGATTTCTTGCAAGTTTTTCAATTCCTGCATTATCACCTTTTTCCATCATGTTAATTGCATTGTCAATTACAGGATTATTTCCAGATTGCTGTTTCATCATATTGATTATGGCTTGTTGAGGATTCCCTCCACCACGTATCATCTGCATAAGTTGCATTGGATTCATCATCTCTGTTTACCTCCATTCTGCTTGGGTTCCGGTGTTCCCGACATTTGTGTCGGAAACATACTCTTTATTTCGGAAATTTCTGAACAAACATCGTTCCGAAGCTGATTAAACATAGCTTCTATGTCAATCGGTTTTTCTTCTGCCTTTGGTTGCTGTTGTTCTTCCGGATTTATAAGTCGATAAACAAAAATTCTACTTCTTCCATCTGCCTGTAATTGTTTTCTATATATTTCTGTACCGTCAGTTTTTGGATAATAGACAGGGTTTCCAGACATATCTACATCTTTTGCCTTTACAGTATCAATGCCATCAACCATCTGTCCTTGCAACATGGGGATTTGTGGCACTTGTTGCATTGGTTGTTGAATTTGTGCCTGTCCGTATGGCATTGCCTGCTGATAACTATTCTGCAATTGTGCTAATCTATCTTGATACGGCTGTATTTGCTGAAATGGTTGCGCAAAATAAGGACTTCCATACTGCATATCTCAAACCTCCCTTGTTTTTATAACTATATTTTACAATAATAAGAGGTTGATTAACACGCCATGATAACGCCATAAATACGCCATTTTCTATGAATACAAAGAAAAGCCCCGACAATACATCGGGGCGACTTTCATAATTTTCTTCTTTAATTTTCTGTTTATGCGGTCTACGGTTCTTGTGCTGTAGCCCATGATTTCTGAAGCTTCTGCAAGTGTTTTTTCTTCGTAAACGCGCAATCGGAATAACTCTTTTTCTCTGGAATCAAATCCAGCTTCACGCAAATAGAAGATTCTTTCATCTTCCGAAAAGTCTTTATAATCATCCATTCCACTGTCCTCCCTGTAGTGGAATCAATATTTACACCGGGAAAATGCCTTTTAGGGCAAAGCCTAAAACAATACCAATTATGCCAGTTATGATATAAGCAATTATTTTGTCCTGTAACTTTCCTGGTTTTTCCATGAGTGATTTTAAATTGTCGTTCATTTCGTCAACTGTATCCTTAATGTGTCCCAGATCGTTGTTGTATAAAGCAATTTTCTGTTCCAGCGCATTGATACGTTCAAAAAAAACTCCATCCCTTTTGGAATGCTTTTCTTTCATCTCATGGACGGCACTTTCCAATTCTTTTAAGCGGTGTTCGTTGACGCACTCGTGTTCACATCCCATCGCTATTCCTTTCCATCACTCCCATTTTTAAGATATTGCTTCTACCCACCTAATTTGAAGCACCCCTGCGATACGTGGGAGGATTGACGTATCACGCACACACCATCTTAGAATCCGATAAATGGAAAAACACCATGATTTACATAAATTTCAGTTTCGGAATCCCAACTTCTATTCACAGAGGATTCGGAATGTGATCCTTGAAACTCAGCTCCCTGCTTTACTAGGAAGAAAAGAGCCAAATCAAATATGCAGTCATAGCATTTCTCCATATCGGAATTTATTTTCTCATCACTGTAAGAGGAAGGATAATTCCTTTTCTTCTTAAATGAACGAATAGCCCTCTTTGCTGAAAGAGGAATCATCCTCGCAGTTTCTTCATCATCTTCAAGATAATTTGTCAAGTCCTCTATAAGCTGTTCGTCCATTTAATCACCTACCTTTGCTGAGATAAAATCTCTGATATTATTCCAGCCTTATTAGTTGCTGTCAGGGCATAGCCGTTATCACTTGCGAGTTGTCTTAACTGAGATACAGTCATATTAGACAACTCGCTTTCTGTATACTTGTGTGTTGATGTATCATTCACACTTGCTACAGATGGTGACTGGCTGTTTTCATCGAGACTATGCCCGGTTATTCCCCCGCTTTGGTACCGATCACGATACCACCGTTTGCTTTTGGTGCAACAGGGACGAACATACCGGATGCTTTTGTCCATACTGCAACTGGGTCTGGTGTAGCCCACATGGAAAGAGTTACGAAAGAACGGTTCTCTTCCTGTATAAACTGTCTGTATTCAAGCTCTTCTGGTGTCACACCCCAAAGACCGGAACCAAAGGAACCATTTGCATTTGCTTCATACAGAGTAAACACATCTTCTTTGAAGTATCTTCCCGTTTTCAGAGTTCCGTCTGCTTTTCTGTAACGATATTTTTCATCGCAACGATCAATTGTGAATCCGTACTCCTGCATAAGCAGATTTGTAAGCTCCTGTTTTGTCAGAAGACGTTTGTTTGCAGCTCCAAGAACTGCGGTCTGCATTGCAGTATTGTTCCGCATGTAATTAATCATCTTGAGAGAAGTAAGAGCTTTGTTTATCACATATCCGTTATTTTCTGCAATGGCTACCATTTTTGAGATATCGCCCATGATATCTGCGTCTGGCTTAGACCAATCTGTAAGTGTTACTTTTGCATCAGATGTAACGCCGTAATCAATGCTCATATCCACATGATTTTCCTTAATTTTTACAATACCAGTGGAAAGGAACTGGCCTTTCATTACATTCGCCCTTGCGACTACGCCCTCGAAAAGATTGGCCGCATCGTCAAATACAAATTTTTTGAGATTATTGTCATCTGGAACACCATTTTCGATTGCTTGCTGTAATCGCTCAGACTGATTGATTTTTCTCTTGATGAAAAGTTTCTCGGTCAGTACCTTTTCGAAGCCAGGTCTGGAACCGATTTCTGCTTCGGTATCAAGTGCATGAACAAAAGCTACCTCTGGCAATCGCTGTCCAGCCATAAGTCTGTAATACTCTGCTTTCAGATACTGGGTCTTTGTATCTGGGAAAATGGTACCGAGGATGCCGGGTCTTTTTACATCAAAACTCTGAGAGAAATTAAGTCTCTCTTCCTCTGTAATTGTTTCTAATACATTAAATGGCATTTGTCATACCTCCTTAAAATACTGGGTCTTCTGTGACTACAAAAACAATTCCTGCTTTTTCAAGCTCTGTTTTTGCAGTAGTGTCAACTGTTACTGGAAGTCTTTTTTCGAGAACACGTCCTGCGACAATCACGGAAATTGGTCTCTTGGTATCATCTGTCATATCAACATCTTCAAATACAATGCCGATTGCGCCTGTCGCATTTGTTGGATATACGGAACCTGCTTTGATAATTTTCTTAGTTCCAACTGTTTCAGCATTTGTCTGATCTGCTGTGTAGGTTTTAAGTACAAGTCCGACCTCGGATTCGAGAATATTTGGAGTGGACTCATACTGCTTTGTTTTCATAAAAGCCATTATTTATATCTCCTTTACTTAAATATTTACAGGGGCGTTATCGTCCGCTGATTTGGTTTCCTGGTTCATTTTTGCTGAGTAAGCTTTTGCAAATTCAGCAGCATCGCTTTTTACTGTAGGTTTGCCGCCGCTACCGCCTCCTGGATTAGGAGTATTTTCCAATGCTTCCTTCTCCCAAGCTGCTTTTGCGGTATCAAGTGCTGTTTTATTTGCTTCGGAAACTCCCTTAACAAAAGTTTCGACTTCTTTCATTGCATCTTCTGGTTTCTCATACGGTGCAGATGCGTATGCTTTAATAGCACTCGCGTATGTTTCGGTTGAAAGTCCTGCATTTGCGAACATAGAAGTAATTTCACTGGTAAGGGCTTTTTTGTTGGATTCTGCAAGCGCAGCTTTCAAATCAGCTAACTCCTTATCCACTGCTTCCTTTTCTTTCTTGCGTTCAGCTTCTAGCCGTTCTGCTTCGGTCATGTTCTGCTTTTTCAACTCTTCCAACTCTTTTTCCAGGGAATCTGCTTTTTCAGCTTTTTCCTTCAGAGAAACATTTTTGTCTTTCTCTTTCTTAGTTTCAGCAGAAATAGAATCAAGAAGCTTAGAAACCTGTTCCTCGGAAGGTTCTGCAACTCCCATACCGATAAGTGCCTGTTTTGCCTGTTCTCTTGTCATTGAAATCTCCTTTCTTCCAGTCCAATACGCTTTTTCAACACGGTTCGCTCCGCACATGGTCTGTACCCGATTTACGCTCACGGGCTGTTGCAATTTATTTGATTTTGGGTATTAAAAAAGAAGCCTTAGATTTCTCTAAAACTCCTTAAATAATCGAAATTTGGTTCATTCTTCGTTAGATGGAGAATTTGCCATTGGTTCTGTTTTGGACGGATTTTGAAACTTTCCGTCAAGTAATTGCTGTGCTTTCTGCATTTCCGCTTCCGGGTCTGCCAGTTCCGGGTAAATAGTTCCCAGATACGGTAAACTCATTTCGTAGACTTTCTGCGGATCACTGAAAAGCCCACAAGTAATCAATGCAATAAGCGGATGAATTTTATTTTTGAACAGATAATCAAGCGCTTGTGCTTTTACAAGCATATTGTCTGTTGGGTTTCTGGTTATCTTCACATCGAAATCTCGTGTTGAGATATTAACATCTTTTGATGTGCCACGGATAATATTCAGAATAATTCTGGCAGATTCCTTTTCAGCTTCCTTGGTGAATGCTTCTACCAATTTTGCATCTCTCTCTGCAAAATCCCATCCATTACGAAGGTATACAGCATTTCCTGTATCTCCTCCGCTATTGCTTTGTCGGTTTGGCATTGCTTCCACAATCAGCATATTATTGTAGATATCATCCTTTGCAACCTGGCTCTCTGATTGATTCAGTTCAGCGGTCATCAGTTCAACATCCGATTGACAGCCATTTCCGGTATCTTTAACAGAGATAGCACCAAGTTTTACCATTTCCAAAAACTCGTTTTTGTCTACCTCGCAGTTTTTAAACTTCATAAAGGATTGCACAAACTGTTCCACGCCATTTAATCTGTCAGACTGGTATTTGTTAATTGCATCAAATAATGTGATTGCAATTTCAACATCTGAAAGCCTGTCATGATTATTCGGGCATTCAACAATTGGAATACCGCCAAAACCATTGATGCCGTAGTTAGTTACTTTCCCATTCTTGATTTCAAAAAACTGGTTCTTTGAATAACATAAATAATATTGCTGTTCATCTTCATCTTTTAAAATCTGTACGGAAAGCATTGGTTTCCCATTTCTCTGTGAGTATACAATGTAACAATCACCTGGATACGGAATGAAGATTCTAAACGGTGGTAAATCTCCGTTTTTTGTCCAATCCTCTTCTTTCAGAATAGCCTTATAGGAAGTTCCTGTTGCGCTCTGGTATATTGCCCTTTGGATGTTTCTTGCATCTGCATTGGCTTCATCAAGATAATCATTCAGAAGGTCAACTTGCTCATTTATTTTTTTGTCTGCATTTTTCTTTTTGCATACATATTGGATTGGTTCCCCGCAAATCTGCCCAGCTTTAAATTTTACAGTTTCAAATGCGTGATTTTCTACCACTCTGTTATTAACTTCTGGACGGACTATTTTATTTCGGTATAATATCGGCTGATCGCCTTTCATGTACCGATACAGATAATCAATTAATGTTCGATTTCTATTATGTATGCCAATAGTGTCTGATACTACTTTCACTACATTTTGTGGAGTGATTCGGTCAACACCTGTGTAGGCTACTTTTCTCCCGAATTCACCTCGGCATAAATCTACAAAATTCATTGTATTTCTCACGAGCCGAACCATCCTTTCTGTAAAATAAAAAGCACTGGATATTTTAATCCAATGCTCTACTTTATATTTTACACATATTGAAGGTATCATTCAGTATATTCCAGTATCATTTTTCAAAACCTTTTATCTTTTTTACTTCCGCTACGGCTTTTAAGTGCATTCTTTTCATATGTATTTCGGAATAACCCATCTCGTCTGCGATACGAACCAATGATTTGTACTCAACATAGTGCTTAAATAATATGTCATATAGTAATGGGTCTTCAACCTGTTCTATAGTTCGGACTATTTCTTGTCTTTTTTGTAAAAATTCAGATATCATTTCTGAAATCTCTTCTCGCAGATCAAATATCTTCGCAATCATGTCTCCCATCGGATCACGTTTTACAGAAGTTTGCACCTTTTCCCCAACTGGAATTGCAGATACACTTGTGGAAAGAGAACTGAGCTGTTCTTCTTCGATAAGCTTGTTTTTGATTCTGTTATCATAATTTTCAATTTGTCGTAAATATTGAGCTGTAGTCATCATATTCTATCTCCTTCCCCAAAGTGGATTCTGTGTTGCTGTTGCGGTTCCACCCAATGGATTCTGAACGTACTCGGACATCATTGCTAAACTGTCTGGCCCATCATCATGTGGCACTTTTGCTCTTGTTGTATAAGTTGTTACATTTGCCATGAACAATCCGTAATCTGATTTTGGTTTGTACTGACTTTGATGCAAAAAATAGAAATTATTGATAATATAATTTGAGTTTACAAGAATTTTGGTTTCCTTATTGGATTGTGTAAATCTTGGTTCGATTTTCGCTCTGCATTTTCCATCAATCAATTTTTGAATATTATGTGCAACACGCCCTCCCACATTATTTGATTCAAAGCGAATCATGTGAGGATTGTGTTTAATCAAAATATCAGCTGTTTTCTTATCCAATATGTCATAATCTGTTGAATCATCAAATACAACATCTGGAATAAAAAACTTATCTCCGTATTGATATGCAATTGGAAGTGATTCAAAGTCGGTTCCCTTATCCTTTGTATCGCATACAGCCCATATAGCATCCGGCTCTCTTTTTGGCATAACTACATATTCATCTGTACAGCCATCTGGAACATCTTCTCTATCAAAGAAAAATCTTTTCAATTTATCTGGTGGTAAAAGTAATCCTTCACGCTCTACTGGTTTCTGCTGATACAAACAGTTAAAAGAAATCTCGTCCATTGATTCCTTTGCATCATTAAAATATTTTTCCGAAAAACCATTTACTGTAAATAAGAAATTGCTTTTTCCATCATCTGTTAATGCCGGTATTGCAATAAATCTAGCCCTCGGATTCCCTTCATATAATTGCTGTAGTTTTCCTATAGGGTCATGTACCGACCATCTTGTAGCTATATAAAATTCCTTGCAACCATCAAGCCTACGTGAGCGAAGGTCATTTACCACTTTTGTCCATAATGTATCAAGTCGGCTCTTATTCAATGCTTCTTCGATACCAGACACAAGGTCATCCGCTGTAAGAAATCTGTTACAACGTGTAGCACCAGTCAAAGAACCATCAATTGATCTAAATGTCCATGTTTTGAAACGACCATTTCTTTCAAGATTTACAGTTGTTTCTTTTGCATTACTTGTCTTTTTACTTAAATCAATGTTTGGAAATATCTCACTCCACGTATATTCTACTGGATCATTAATAATTTCCAGAACACCATCATAAAGGGAACGTGTCAAAATACTACTGTGTGCGGATGACAGGTTAAAATCGTTTGGGAACCATCCACCGACCAGGGAAAGAAAGAAATCTTCTAGCGTAGATTTTCCGCAACCTGGCGGTACGCTCAATGCAAATATATCCAGTTTGTCATCCATCAAGTCTTGAAGTGAACCTATAATATTATGCTGCATAAATACATTTCTTCTTGGTTCGTAAAAACGCTCTTTTGGAATACGATTTTTTTCAAGATATAACAATCCACTGTCTACTTGATAATTCTGCGCTTCCAGTAACAAATACTGCCAATAGATATCATCAAAGTCACCACTGCCAGTTAATGCAGCACACTTCTCTGCTATGTTATGTGAGTATTGACTTACTTTCATAGCCATTTTCCGTGCTTCTTGGTTCTTGTCGAAAGGAAGGTCAATATTCATGTTCAAGAGCAAATCAAGGCAATCTTTTTGGTTCTGATAGATTGTCATATCACTACTGATAATCTGATTCAGTACTGCCCGATACCATTCAATCGAGCCTTCTGTAATTTTTCCCATAAAAATAGAGCCAGACCTCCTTTCTTTTTAGGATTTAGTCTGGCTCTCATGTGGCTCTCTTGACTTTTCTTTTTATTTTTTTGTATTCTAAATATTTTAAAAAACTATATTTTTCACAATATCTACAATTTTCTAATCCATCCGGTTCTGGATGTATACACGGAATGTTCCTTAATTTGCACCATACCATTTAATCACTTGACTTTCTGCAAATTTCAATAAAATCTGGCTTACTAAGTTCTTTCAGCTTGTTAGCATATTTTGGAAATTCATGTGTATATATCGGATGACCTAAAAGTTTTTCTGCGTATTCGTATGCAAGTTTTCGGTCATCCCCTGTAAGCATACAAATTCCTGTATAGGTTTCAATTACTACAGCTTCTTGTTTTGTCATACATATCCTCACTTGATAAAATCATCTTTTTAATTCCGAAAAAATATTTTCAATTACTTTCCACTCTGCGAATACTGCCATGAGCAATAATGGTACTGCCGAAAACCCCCAATGATTTTCAATCATCATTTGAATTGTGGCTATCAAATAATCTGCTACCCACTTGAATATAATAAAATTAGTGATTATACAACATATCTTTCTGATTTTATTCATACATTCACCTCAAATTCTTTCTTACAGTTGCTTCCCTTGCATTTTAATTTAAGATGCTGAATCTTTGTGTTTGGGCTAATCAAAAGTGCTTTCTTCTGGCAAAAAGGGCAACAGGCGTATTTCACTCCATTGATATTCCGTATTAACGCCTGTCCATTCCATGGTTCTGGTGGATTCATGTATTCAGAAAAATCTATCCCTTCGGATTCTAATGCTGATTTAATGCTCATTTATTTTTTTCTTACTCCTTTTCGCCCTGCAACTCTACGCTCCTTTGGTTCCCCGTGCATCTTTTTTCCGTTGTTTGTTAGGTATATTCCGTATCGCATCAATGCTCTGGTACTTCCAGTGTTGCTCAACCAAGCACACATAAATGTTTCAAAAGACATATCAGTTCAACCCATGAACCTTTCTTAGATTTGCATACCGGTCAACAAGTACGTCCAATGCGGTCTGAAGCTGATTGATTGTAATGCAGTCATCCTGGTGGCGTTGTTCATACCATTCTATAGATAGATGACCAGTATCTACATTTTCAATTCCATCAATCGGAATCTTCCAGTTATCATTTTCAAGAAGCTTTTGGTTAATTGTCTCCGATAAAGCTTCATAGTCCAGGATTATATGCTGCTTCTTCTCACATTCTTCAGATAGTCTCACAACCTCTTTTTTTAGCTGTTCCTCTGTCCAGTTTGCCATATCCTCAAATTTCATATTTACCACCTCTGTCTTCGAAAATTGTTTCTTCCAAGCATAAATTTTTCGGCTGAAAAATTATCCTCTACATCAATATGTGCTTCACGGTCTTGCACCTCATATCCGTTTGGAGTTAATTCAAGTTTTGCAGTATATTCAGCGCCGCAATTGGTGCATTGCCATGTCACATTTAAAAAGAGTCCTTTTTCTATAAAAGGGTTTGTGAAATCGGCATTTTCACATTTCAATATTCCACCGCAAACAGGGCAATTGCGTTTATCAAGTAAATTTAGCATTCAAATTCCCTCCTCTCCCTGTGCTTCATCTGACAGGCAATCATTTTAGCTATGTTTTCACGTTCCTGTTTTATTCCATGCCCCTGGCGAAACAACTCACATTCGAGGATATTCCCGCAGTGTGAGCATTCATCTTTTATTTCTTTACCACATATCTCCATCTTCTTTTCCTTCCAAAACTCACAACAGCACTCTGGTTCCGTAAAGTCTGCGCAATATTCGCTATCGCCATTGAAACAAACCCATGTGAAGTCATCATGTTTTCTGCAATTCTTACAACATTTTTCTTTCATAAATTACCTCGATTTAGAAAAATCCAGTGTGCCGACTTGAACGGCATAAATCTCCCAACGAGAAACACTGGAACTTTAAGGGGGAAAATGCAACTTCTGGCAATGGCAATTTGCCAGATAGAAACAACAGGAATCGAACCTGTGTCACATGATATTCAATATCATTGCTCTACCACTGAGCTATGTTTCTTTTTTCATCATAAAACGCTAAACTAGATGATTTTTTTAGAATCCCCGACTACCACTCCTCACGGGCATTGGTCTTATCTCTCTAAAAAGTTTTTGCACAAGATCGCTAGTGAGTTGCGTCTATATGCCTGCACGAATGCACACAAACGCATCCGCATTTATGTGCAAGAACTAACAATAGCTATGCTAAAGTAAGATATCCTATCTACACCTGGTAGATGGAATTGCAGGAGACGGATTCGAACCGCCGTTCTCAAGGATATGAGCCTTGCGAGATTCCACTTCTCTATCCTGCCGGAACCCGGAAGAACCGGGTTGGCAATAGGTTTATCGTGTTATGCTTTCCACTATCTACAAGTTTTAGTGCTGTAGATTCACTGGATATTTTTATGCGCCTTTGAACGGCATCTCTTGAAAACTCCTTTTATTAACGTGCGCTGCGTTAATGTTTTTAACTCCGAGATATACCAGCCGGGAAATCAGATCCATTTAAGCTACGCCGTATCGCACATAAATTTACCTAATCCACACGCTCAACTGGAAGTTTTTTCCACCCATATTACGGATGAATGGCATTTAGAAGAAATGGAAACTCTGGGATTCGAACCCAGGACTTACGGCTTATGAGGCCGTTGCTCTTACCGCTGAACTAAGCTTCCTGAGATACCGAATTATTTGACCGCCATGACAAACAATCCGGCACTGTTGCAGTTCTTGACCACCAACCGCAACAAAGGTTTTCTGAAACGCTTTTAGATTTCAGAAAAGAGTGTTATAAAATGAACTTGCGGCGTTAGCAAAACCGCAAACTGGGCTAACTGGATTCGAACCAGCAAATATAGCAGTCAAAGTGCTATGCCTTAACCGTTTGGCGATAGCCCATTATCACCCGGGCGCACCATTAAAGCCCGGGGAAGTCGTGATATATAAGTTTATGTAATTAATATAATAAGTAATTAGCACTTACGCTACTCTGGATGCCTCGACTTATCACTTTCATAGGCTTTCCCGAGCCTACATGGATTAAGTCGAAGCTGCGCTTTTATGAATTTAACCCTTTCGATTAACTCGATCGGGATAATTCCAATTGGAATCGGTAAATACATTTGTCACCTCGTGCAAATTAAGAAAATATTCAGTGCAAAACATATTTCTAAACAAATGCAGAATAAAATCTGTATTACGTTTGTCTTTCCTTCTTCGTCCAGTATGGCTAAAGTTCCAGCAAGAACCAGAACGAAAAATGCAAGATTTACAGCTGTTCCGATTACATTAAGTGCATTCATTTTCTTTTTCCTCCCCAATTAAGAAATTCAAAATCTTTTCTGCAATCTCTTCTTCTGGCTCAAATGGCATTCCGCAGTAATTATAGGATTCTAAAGCCGATTTTAGGCTTGATTTGAAGCCATTGTAAATTTCTCCGTGCTGTAGCAGTTCGTGCCTTAAAACTGAAATTGCATCAGTAATTGATTGAGAAGTAACACTAATTTGTGCCAAACACTCCATTTCGATGTCTGGAACAGCCGCAATTTCAAATTCAAATACCGGAATTTCGTCTACGGATACATGAAAATCTATTGATCTCACTCTCGGAACTTTATTCCCATCAATAAAGCATTCTATTCCAAACCGGTCATATGGGCTTGGGTTTTTGATTTTTACGACACTCATCCTTCTTCCGCCTCCCCGAAATATTTCTTGAAAAGCTTATGGTTGTAATACCACAGATGTTGCATCACAAAAATTTTATCAATACATTCCAGACCATAATACATCACTCTGTACTCGGCGGTTCTGTCTCCGTTTTCATCAACACTATAACCAGTTAATTCAGATTTTGATTTTGCGCCAAACCATCTACCGTTCTTTGTAACAAACAAAGAAAGATTTCCATATTCACAAACATATGTGGCAGTTTGAGTATCATACAATCTGCCATCAGCTAATATTGCTTTTGCGTGAATTGGCTTCACCAGTTTCCGAATTGCCGGGGATTCCTGTCCGACATTTTCATATGCTTGGTTTGTTTCCGAAACGCCTTTTTTATTTTTTGAGAAAAATTTAAGCACGCCTTTTCCTCCCGAAATATTCATCAACTGCCTGTCTCACAATATCCGATACGCTCCTGTCTGTTCGGTTCTTCTCTTCCAGGAGCCTTTTTTTCTGTTTTTCGGAAAATCGGATGCGGATGGATTCGGATTGTGGGTTTGGTTTCATGAGCATTTACCTCAACTTACAATTTCAATTGGATATCCTAAGTATGCTTCCAACTCTGAAACAGTCAGTTTGCGTGGTTTCTTTATTTCGACATAAGCACGCTGTATGATATTGTCTGTTGTCTTTGCGATTGCCTTTCCAGTATAACTTTCAAGCTCTTCGTTTGCATATACATTCAAATGTTCATATCCATATGCCAGGCACCATCTTGCAGCTGAATCAACAATTTTTCTTAGCTCTTCTTGCTCATCACCAAACAACTCCGAATATCTAACCGCTTTGTTGAAATCACTCGAACTTACTTCATAAGGAGCCACAACATGTTTATATGGACTTCCAATAAAATGAAAATATCTATGTGATTCCATTGCTTTTTGGCCTTTTGGCAAGTTGAACCCTTGAGCTATTGCTTTTTTAAGCAACTGTTCTGATTCAACATTGTTTTCTGTAACAATGCACTTATTTGTGAAATCAATCATTTTTATCACCCTCTAAAAGTTTATATAGCGTGCTTCTTGAAACTCCCATAATCTCGGCAAATTGTACTTTTGTTATTTCCCCTCTTTGCCAGCTACGTTTAGTTTCGTTGAAAAGTTCCTTATCTATCTCTTTTTTGGCACGACCTTTATATTTGCCCTGGACTTTTGCAATTGCAATGCCTTCTTTTTGTCGCTGCCGAATATTTTCTCTTTCTCTTTGTGCTACATATGAGAGAAGCTGCAAAACTATGTCTGCGATCAATGTTCCTGTCAAGTCTTTGTTTTGCGTAGTATTAAGCAACGGCATATCCTGTACAATAATATCTGCTTCAATCTCTTTTGTGATTCTTCTCCATTCAGCAATAATCTCTTCGTAGTTTCTTCCAAGTCGGTCAATCGAATGGATTACCAGAATGTCACCTTTTTGAAGAGAAGCAATCATTTTCTGATACTCTGGACGATTGAAGTCTTTCCCAGATTTTTTATCCATATAAATTTTCTCAACACCATCTGTTTTCATTGCTTCAATCTGTCTTGCTTCGTTCTGATCTACTGTCGAAACTCTTACATATCCTATCTTCATATATAATCACTCCCGTTTGTTTATAGGTTGATTATACACTTTTTCAATTATATTTGCAAGTACATTATACACATTTATGAGTATTTTTATTGACTATTTAAACGATTTTGATTATGATAATGTCAACAGGAGGTATTTATATGGTTTCTGATAAAATAAAGCAAATAATGAAAATGAAAAAAGTAACTAGCGTTCAGTTGGCTCAGCATCTTGGTATGCTTCCGCAATCACTTGCAAATAAATTCTCAAGAGGAAGTATATCTGCTGATGAGTTGATTCAGATTCTTGATTTTTTGGAATGTCAACTAATAATTGAACCTAAACCAGATGTCTCAATCAAATTGACGACTGATGATCTGAAAAGAGAGCCTTAATGGTTCTCTTTTTTTACTTTCTAATCAACCCCTGGCCTTGCAGCAACAGTCTGAATGTCTCTTTTCCTTTTACGGTTATGTATGTCTGGACGTTTGAATAGCCAAACGGTGTTGAAAAATCTTTCATCTGGAAAAGTCCGGCTTTCCTATACGGTTCATAGGGTTTAATAATATTGTGCCGATCACGGTAAATATAACCATTTTCCGTAAGCCACTTAGTAAACGCTTTAGGTGGGATATGGAATTCCTTTGCTGCATCTCGAAAAGTTGTAAGGAGCCTATTATCTATCAGACTGTCGAAATAATCAGCTTTAGGTTTCTGTTCCTGTACTTTCTGTTCAAGTAACTGTTTCTCTCGCTGCTCTTCAATCCATCTCTCGGCACGCTTTATCGGATCACTAATCTGGTAAGAGTCCTGTTTATGAACCATCTCGTATTTTCCGGTTTTACGGATAGATGGAAGAACATCTGCTGTAACCCATTCTTCAAATTTTTCTGCTGATTCAAGTTGGCTTCTCATAATCAAACGGTACAAATCACTTTCTGGAATAAAACTCATTTCTACTACTTTTGTTCCAGACTGAGTATATTGATTAGACACTGTTACGGTTACTCCATGTTTCACGGAGTGTCTACAATGCCTTGAAATTGCATCTTGCGGTTTTGAGTAACCAAGTGCTTTTGCTACATCTGTTCCCGCAAAATAAATTGTCCCGTTTATTTCAGTGGTTCTTACATTCCCAAATTCTGGATTGCTAAAAATCATCATATCGTTCATTCGTTATACCTGCCTTTCTTGGTATTGCCTTATTTTGTATTGGCAGAGAAACAGTTAAGGCTTACTGCTTGTCGTGTTCGAATCACTATCCCTGCCATGTTAAGGAGAGCTTTTTTGTTTTTTCGGGCGGTTTTGGTGGTAACTACCGCTGACTGGGGTTTTATATATACCCCCTCCCGGTCATCCAGTGCGGACGCTGGCAAGTCAGCCCTCCGCCCCATGGGACCCGCTGCCCTTGCCTGGTCGCTGTTTATCGTAGGCCTTCGGCAGTAGTCAAGGGAATGCTATACAAAATCCGTTGTAATATTGCACAAAAAACAATGTTTTATGAAATGTCTTTTTAGGGTGTACCCTATTTGCGCATTGCGTATTACTAGATATAGAATCCGTTTCTTCGCAATCACAACATATAGTGTTTTTACTGTTATAGCTCCGGTTTTTCCATCTCTGGAAGCTCCAGCGCCGCTTTGTGCTTCTCCGCGATCTGCTGGGCTGTCTGCTGTGGTACTCCGTATTGCTGCGCGGCTTGTACTGGTGCAGTTTCTGCCATTCCATAGGCGGCTTTTGCAACAAATATCAAATTCGCATTTGTTCCGGTCTGGTTATGTAATCTATTGATTGCGCAGTTTTTACAAATATCAAACCATTTTTTAGCCGTGTCACCATGTGATGAGTTTGTTCTATACACTCCATTCATCCAGTCAGTAAACGTTGTACGATTAATCCCAACTAAAAAGCTAAATACTTCTAGGGTTGGTAATACATGATATTTACTGCATAATCTCACATAAGTATTAAACATTTTATCTAATAGCTCTATATTGTCATTACTTGGCTTTTGTATATGATCTGCAATATAAAAAATCATATCTACAAAGCTATCTGATACTTCTTTCTTATAGTTTTCGTTATCTGGTGATATACATAATACAGTATTTATATATTCGTCAGCATATATATTAATATTATCTAAATAGATATCTACGTCTTGTACATTTACTGTATTATCTTTCATATTATCACCTCACTTTAACACGTTAATTTTCAAATAAAAAAGAGAATGTCACCAGGTAAAGCTTATTCCCGGAAAATTTCCGGGTGTTCGGGTACATTCTCTAAAACTCAAAATAAAATATTCTGTTTTCTTTGTTGCTGATACCTTAGCACAGTTTTTAATATCTTGTCAAATTTAATTTTGCATAAAATAAAACCATATATTTTGTTAATAATTAATAAATAATAATTGGGTTATTATATTATAATCTTTATTTGTAGTTATATCTTATATATTATTATACGGTACTGTATAGCATATCTTTTAATAAACTCCAGCTTTAGGAATCTAGGAAGGGCAGAGAATAATTATATAATTATATATAATATAAGGGCGGCTACATTTTCGTAGATTTGCATAATAAAAGCCAGACCTTCCAGGAGTTTCTATCCGGCGTGATCTGGCTTGTTATGCGTGTTGTTTAATTAACGATTCTGTGTACTTTCAGCCTCTGCCCTTCCTGAGTTCCGTCAGCTCTCGTTATCTGATAGCCTAAAGAAGTTTTAGAAAAATGTCAAGCGGTATTTTAAAAATATTTTTCTTGACAACCTGGGCGAAGCTGTGTTATTTAAATATTAACAGGCTCGGCGGCGGTCTGTACTCTGTCCATAGCCGCCATAAATAAGCATTTTAAAAGCCCCGGGTTAATTTCCTAGGGCTTTTTCTTGTGTATTGGTTTTCTAAATTCAATCACAAATCAATTATCTATTCTCTGGTTTTCTATTATGCATATATGCCGGAGTAGTTTCATATTCTCCCTCAAAAGCAGAAACGAGATTTTCTGATATTTTATAATTATTCATAAAATAATAAATTATGTGTTGAATTATCCAGTTTCTTTGATTATTCCATTGCGTTTTCGGGAGTAAATTATAGAGCTCAAAATAGTTATCCATGGCTGCTATCATATACATTTTTTCGTATACAATTAGCAAATCATTGTCTATGTTTGAATCTAATTTACATAATATAATAAAACGAAATGAATTTCCGTTTTCAAAATCTTTTTGTAGTAGTTTATTGTGATGTTTCCCTTTCTTCAAATGCGCCTTATGGTTAATTGCTCTTAACTTAATATTTTTGCTTGAGCCAATATAACAGCTCATCTTTTTCGAATTAACTATTGCATATATTCCGCAACCTTCATATTGTGGAATACGAAACTCTTCTAAATTTGCCATACTGTAATATCTCCTTTCTTGATTATAGTTACAGTATAGCACATTTTCATATATAAGTAAACACTAAATTTAGTGTTTAAAAATACTTTATTTTTTCTTCATTTGTTGGCACTATTTCCAGAACATCCGACGGCTGACATCTTAATATAATACATATTGTATTCAATGTGTCGGTCGTTATTCCTTTTCCTTTTCTTAAATTTTGCATTGTTGCCTCGCTCAGAATCTTTTCTTTTCTCATTCTGGAAGATGTAAAGCCGCGATCTGATAATGATTTCATAACATCTATTTTATATTTAAACATCTTGTGACCTCCCAAATAATTATATCATTATTATAATAGGATTAGTACCAAAAAGCAATATAAAATATTTTTAAAAACCACTAATTTTAGTGTTGACATACACTATTATTAGTGGTATTATAATATCAACAAAGGAACAAAAGAAACAAACAACCGGAACCGCCCGAACCACTCAAACCAATGAGGACATAGAGAACGGATCACGATTAATTGAAAAATTCTAGTTCTTGGACAAAACAAAAAAGCTGGCTGCATCCTACCAAGACGAACAGCCAGCACCAAACTAAAAAAAGAAAGGCAACCCCATTATAACAGGGGTGAGGGTAAAAAACAATGAAAAAAATCGAAACATTAGTAATCAGAGGTCGTAGATGGTTTCAGAAATTATACGGAAACACTTATCACACAGTAACGGTTGTTGTAAATGGCCATGTTTTAAAAAGTAATATTCAATACGGTTATGGCACTCAGTACCTTGTTACTGCCGCCGATCTTCTCCGTGAAAATGGATATGATATTCCAGAAAATAACCTGGAAGCATTGAGAACTTTAAAAGAACTTTCCGAAAATGATTATGAGGTCGTTGACGTTCCGAGAAAAAAAGATTTATAGGAGGTATAACCGTGAATAACAAGTATTTAAATTTCCTTAACTGGGCAGTATTTACAATGATAGATAGAAAAACACAGGACGATCACAAGAGCAAGATTCAAGTTTGCGGATTATTCCGCAGCCCGGTTTTAGCTGAGGAAAGTTTTTTACCTAATTTGCCAAACCCGGAAGTTAAACGGTATCTGCTCCATGTGGACGATCTGGAGCGGTTCGAAGAGTTTTATAATTTCATCCAGGATCTTAACGAGAAATACGGTGATTACGCAATATTTCATGTTAAAGATGGAAATTTCACAGTTGACGAAGAAAACAAATTCCGCTATATGCTTCATATTTGGACAGATACAAAAATTAGAGGGGTTGACATGTTTTGAAAATTAACGCATTTACTTTAGTGTCCGATTTACCAGAGCACATTAAACAGAAGATTTTACAGGAAGCACGGCAGACTTTTGAGGGTTTGTCTTATCCTGTGGATATCCAAGAGGAGATTGAGACAGTGAAAAATTCTAAAATGTGTGATATTGAATGCACGGTTGATGTGCAGAAGTATTATACAGAACGTGTCAAATAGAAAGGAGAGCGAAGGCATGGGAAATAACTATATTATCCATTTGCAAACTGGAAATAGAATAATTACAGAAGGAGAAGCGATAACTAACGCAGAAGAGCAGAAAGCTAAAGGAATAAAACCACATTATGCGCTTTTTGACGGTGATAAGAAGGAAAAGCTTTCAAATCCCGGCTGGCTGATCTGGTCAACTTGGGAAGATGGTGTAGGCGTTGTGGTTCCTCGCGATGACGGAAAATTTGTTTTACTTACTGGCTGGCAGTCTAATTTAGCATACTGTTAGGCGTGATGATCTTCTGCCCGGTTCGATTCCGGGGCGCGTCTTTTTATCAAAATTATGGAGGTTAAAAGAATGAAAAACTATAATGTATATTACTCTGGAGGATCAAAAATAACAACAGTAAAAGCAAGTTGTGTTACAAAAGCTTGCAAAGCCTTTATGGAACAATTTAATAAGCCTTACAAAATAGAAAAATATGGTTATGATTATGTAGCTATCAGATTTTGTGATAATTACTCTATATGCAGTGATTATGTAGTGATTTCAGAATGATTTTATTATTTCCTGGCTCCCAGGGTGAAGGGAAGAAAGAAAAAATATGTGGAATATTTTAAGTAAAATAGATAATTTTGTACTTGTTGAAAGTAAAAAAGAGCCTGGTTTCTATGCTTTTGGTGCTAAATGCCATTTATGCGATGTATGGGGTTTCCCTGTTAATCAGTGCGGCAACGCTTCAGAAGTATTAGAAGAATTAAAAAGGCAAATGAAAGAAGTTGATTTCGACAATGAAAAAATGATAAAAATAGAAAAATGCTTTTTGAAAATATTAGAATGCTGATAAAAATTTTCTACCGTCTACCAGTTCCCAGGCTGGCGGCACGTTCACGGCGTGCAAGCGGTTTTTTGGCATTCTGCCAGATGCACCTTGCAAAGTTAATATAATAAGTCAATCAATTAACGCGCTATTTTATCCGTAAATCGTTTTTTATGCTGTTAATGGTGATTTATGCCACGTTTGCATTATAAGCCGTTTATGAGCCTTTAAAACGCTTTATAGTGTGTTGCATGGTTTATTGACTGTCTGCGGCTATGGGTGTATAATAGCCTTGTATAGCTATGTGCAGCTATGCTTTATTTGTGTACCGTGTAAATTGGTGCATTTTGTCCGCTTATGTGCGTAGCTTGTCCGGGCTTCCCGGTGATCTGCCGCAGTTGACCGGGCTATATATCAATTAGGGCTATACAACTATATTGTGATATGCTTGTATAGCACCATATTTGCCATTTTAAGGCGTTTTATAATCGTAGCCAATAAAATATAGGCTAAATACGTCACAAGCCATTTAAGGCTTATTTTGCAAGAGTATTATTGTATTTTAACGTCGTGTTGTATGTTACTTGTTGCTATGGTCTATTATCCGTGGGCTTTTGGTTCTGATCTGCCAGGGCTACGGCTGGCGGTCGGCTTTGTTGATATTCAATCATTCCCGGAATCGTCACGGCTTCATCAGCTCGGCGCGGTATCGGTTCCAGGTGCTGTCCCTGGTTGATTTGTGGCAACGGAAAAACCGCAGCAGTTCAATGCTTAAATAGTTGTAACTAACTTGTGAATGATCCCTAAATTCTAACATTATTTTGGCAACAAAAAATCAAGGAAATCCAGAAAAAAGTGGCAACCAGAAAAAATCTCACATTTTCTAGCTACCACTTAAATTTTAATTTTGCACAAATATTTCTATAGCGTAAAGTTTTAAATGATTCAAAATTCACAATTTATTTAATCCTTCTTTCTTCCGTGTTCCATATCTTCTGTGGGATGATTTCTCTAATCGTTCAGTCCGCTTCATTTGGGACTTGGAAAGTTTCTTCTTTCTCTGGTAATTATCAGTCGTTGTTCCCATTCACGCCCTCCTTATTAATCTTCTGATTCCTGGTTTCAAAGTTTATAATTTCTGTGTCTGTTTCCAGTTCTTCCGGGATTCTTCCAATAATGATAACTCGAAGCGGCTTCAATCTCCGTTCCATCTCCTTGAAACCAACGCAAAATTCCAACCGTGCTGCCCTACTCTTTACTCTTCCATTGGTACAACAGGCAACTGTGCTTCCCTCCGGCAGTCCATCAAAGCACCAGTCCCAACAGTATTCCGGTAATATGCTTACGTTCGGAATTACAGGAATATCGTTCAAGATCATGTAGTGAGCCAATGCATGATTGCGGTATTTATTCCACAGGCACATAGCTAACGGCATTCCATTCTTGCCAACCGATATGCTGAAATCTGGCATAATGACTGCGTGAAAACATTTTAAATGCTCCATATACTTGTCTGGCTGATTCCACAATCTTTGAAACTGTACATCGTCCACATAGAAATTTACATCCAGTTCCCGGTGGTTCTTAATCTTCCGGCTAAAGCTCTCCGCAAAGTCTACAGTATCTTTTCCAGGATGGATAAAAGTCTTTGGGATTTTCGGGATTTCGTACTTACCATCAAGGTCTGCATCCGTGATTAAAAATTCTTTCATTACGTCATAAGCTGTATGTATCATTGATTCCACTCCCATTTTTTTCTCTTATAGTGCTAAAAGGTACTTATATTTGAAAAATACCATATCTTGTGTCTTAATGCAAGTTTTCCTACTAAATATCTTGTGTTGTTCTGAATGTAGAGTAAAAATCATATCGTCAGAACGGCGCAAGGGAAACCCCCATTTTTCAAGGCTTCCAGACCTCAATTGAAATGTTAGTGTTGCACATGTAACCGCCAACGGTTCAACGGTAATTTTCTCAAAAAGTTCATTAACAATCTGTCTGTTAATATCTTGTGGAGTAACACCTTTGAACTTTTCTAGCTGTTCTTTAATAGCACTTAATTGTATTTCTACTGGCTCTGGACTTTTGGTATTTTGGATTTCTAGAATATGACTCTCAATCTGCTTTATCTGCTTCACGTATTCTTTATTTCTTGAAATAAATTCATCATCAGATATTTTGCCATCCAAATTATATTCCAGTATTTTTTCACGCTTTTGTTTTAACAGGTCAATCTGTTTTTCAAGTCGTGAGATTTCGTTTTTATTGTCTGGAATATTTTTTATCGAGGACTGCAAAATTTCAAAATATTCCTCCAAAATGCTATCAATGTTTTCAGAAGATTTATTTATTAATTCTGCGATTACTTCTTTCAGTTCTGATTCTGCCAGCCCGAAAGAATTGCACGAAGCCGCTCCGTTTTTTATTTTATAGCTGCATACCCATCGAACGTCTTCTTTTCCTCTGATATAATGTTGCTTCATCCAGTATGGAGCTCCGTCATTTGCGCAGAAAAGTTTTCCGGTGAAAATATTTTCACTCTTAAAAGAGGTTCTTCTTGATTTTATAGCTTCTCCACGCTCTCTTAAATATGCGTTTGCCTTTTCCCAGGTAGTTTCATCAATAATCTGCGGTACTCTGGAACCATCGTCTTTAAACATTACCCATTCTGACTGCGGAAGAAATTCCTGCTTTTTTGTGAACATATCAACGATCTTGACTTTTCCTCCGCAATAGTATCCTTTGTATTTTGGATTCCGAATAATATTTTTTATGACATCTCTACTGATCTTACCGCCTTTGAAACTTCTATATCCCATATTCCAGAGCTTTTTTTCGATTCTTGGTGTAGACATTCCAGAAGCATAGTCTCGAAAGACCATTCGAACCATATCTGCTTCTTCCGGGATTAGCTCAAGCTTTCCTTGATTATTTGAGTATCCATACATTCTGTGTCCAAGTACAACACCGTTTTTAATTGACTGTGCATGGCCAAATTTTATTCTTGAAGATAATTTTCTGATTTCGTCCTGTGCTACTCCAGCCATAATTGTTAGCCTAAGTTCACTATCTTCATCAATGGTATTGATTCCGTCATTTTGGAACCACACGCACACACCGTAAGACAACAATTCTCTGGTATATTGGATACTATCAAGAGTGTTTCTTGCAAATCTTGAAATTTCTTTTGTTATAATCATATCAATTTTTCCAAGTTTTGCATCTCTAAGCATTCTTTGGAATTCTTCTCTTTTATTTGCGTTCATTCCGGAAATACCATCATCAATGTAAGAGCCTGCAAATCTCCATCTGTTGTTAGAATGTATCAGTTCTTCAAAATGTTCTTCCTGGTGTTTGATGGATACTTGCTGCTCAAGCTTTTCCGTTGAAACCCTGGCATAATAAGCAACATTTAGTTCAATGTCGTAAATAGAGCAATTTCTTAATTTTTCTCTGACATAATAAATATTCATAGTGCATTTCTCCCTTAATAAACAGGGAGTGGAATCATATAAAGTATAACACCTCATATAAATCCACTCAATACATTGTCGTTACTTTCTAATGCTGATTTCAGCTTTAATTTTATCTCTTGTTTTCTCATCTATCAGACCAAGTGAGAACATTCTTTCGTTTATGGCATACAATATAGCTTTTTCCATTAATTGTCCCTCCAAGTAATTACCTAATTTTTTACGTTGTTTTCCTTTATCTTTTGTATGCCCTATAATTTCTACCATTATTCTCTTTTGAACGATTCTGTGCTATTTTAAATACACAATTATCACGTTTTACAACAAATCAAAGATATTGACCTGTCCATCAATCTGAGATTCTTCCAGATTGTAAAATTTACAAGCTATATAATCTGGTTTCCAGTCAATTTCCAGTTCGTATTGCAAGCACTGCGGATGCTTGCCTCCACGGAAGAACCTGCAATCTGAACAGGTATGCTGATAAGCTGTACCGCCAGAACGCTTATACATTTCGCTTATCTTCCTCATAGAATCACTCGCTTTACTCTTGACTTCCCTTTTGCTTTCTTCTTGAAAATACCATTTTTTACACAATCCCTCGGATCACATCCTCTGCTATGTTCTTCGATCAAGATATAATCACAGGTTGCATTTGTACTCCATGCATTTTCGCTCTTGCTGTAATAGTCGCATTTTGAGCATTGTCTCCGCTTTAAGCCTATAATTTCAGTGCTTTTTAATTCTCTCCATGGTTTTCTATCTGGCAATTTTCCGCACCTCCCAATCTGGCAGTATCTATAATTTTTAAAAGGTCTGGACTTAGTTTTCTTCGTTCTTGTTCTCTTTGTACTTCTGCCCGGTAAGTCCTTTGGAAATTAGACTGAACTACACTCCACCATGTGCCATCTATATTCCCTGATTTCGCCCATTCTTCTAACTGCCCCGGACTTGATACTGCTTTCTGAACTATTTCTGGAAGTTTAGAAAATTCTTCTTCCGCATGGTATATAGAGTTCCAAATTGCCCTTGATACCAGATTCCAAGCTTCTGTTTCGTTCAGTTCGTCAGACTGTGGCGCAAGGCTCTGCGCGCATTGCCGTAATGCAGCTATTGTAGGTTCTTTCCATTCAGTTTGCATATATTTCTTCAACCCAAAACTTAAAAGCTTGTAATCCAGGTCTTTCAGCAATCCATACCAAGTATCAAAAGCATATTGATCTGGCAGAAATGATGGTGAGGTATATACCGCTTTCATTGCCTTTACCAGTACAGCCCATTCTTCCCTTGTCATACCCAATTATCCACCTCGCTTACCCTGTTTTGGATTTTCTCCATGTAGCTGCATGGTCTATTCGTAGACTTGTCTGCGTATTGCCCTTCAAATACTTTTGCGAAATTTCCAGGCTTTAAGAACCAGTCAAACGTAACCATCCAGCCATTTTTATTTTGCCCTTGTAAGAAGCTGCTATGGCGAATGTTTTCAATGGCTTCTAAGATATCGTCCATATGGTTCTGACGGATTCTAGCTTTTACTGCCTGTTCTCGTTTTGGTGTCATTCTTTTTACAGGAGTGATACCAAATTCTTCCAGAGTATTCCATTCATCAATGATTCGTTGGACGTCAGTCTGACGAATAGTATCTTTAGATACTATTAAATCATTCTCTTCTTCTATTTCTTTTTCTTTATTATCTAATTCTTTATTATCTAGTTCTTTATTATATACTTCTGCCGAGCTAACGTTAGTTTTACTGTTAACTTTACCGTAAAGTTTACTGTTAGTTTTACACTCTATTTTGTCTTTCTGCTTTTTTCGATATTCTTGCATATAGTTTCGCATATATTGGCTTTTTTGCTCAATTTTATCAAGATTTTGATATTTTCCCCAGTTCGGAATTGTGTAAACTCCGGAAACAATTTCGATCATTCCGTAGTTCTCAAATGTTTTTAACGCTAATCGAACCGTGTTAATATCTCTCCTGAATACTGTCGCTAACATTTCATCAGTATATGCAATCTTATCGTTTAGGATAAAAACACCGCTGTTGTTATTTTTTCCGGCTAAGCACAACAATTTAAACCAGATTACGATAATGCTGTCCGCACTTGGCAAATTTTCAATTAGCATTATTTTTTCATCATCAAAAATGTCTGAACATATTTTTATCCATTTTACAGCGCTTGCCAATTTTGAAATTCCTTTCTCCAATCTCTGGATTTTTAAAAAGTGTTTATTTTAATTCAACTTCAATTCCATTGATTTTCAGTTCTCCATTTACCGGAACCACAAGAGATGGAACGCCGTTTATTTCTTTCAATTCAATCAGAGCAATTTTATCCGGCTGGATGCAGATTGTTGCATCTGGTGTTACAATTTTTGCAGTTTTTGAATTGTGGATATTGTCAAGTGCAGCAGGCTCATTACTGAAATACGTTTCCCAGTTTTCCTTGAAATCTGATAACTTCTCGCCTGGAACTCCGCAATATTCAAAAATCTGTTCCATTTCGTCACATGATACAGTTATCATCTCTGGGCTGTCTTTCTTCTGTTCTCTTACTTCCTGTAAAGATTCAACCAGGCTTTCAGTGAAATTAAATGTTGTGCATCCTTCGAAATTATCCATAATAAAATCTGAAAAGACATTGATCTCATTGCCAGGTATACGTGGAATTGATGTGCCAAGAACGTTTTCGATAAAGTCTGGATGAATATTCTTTATGTTTTTGTTGAAATATAAGGTTCCATGAATATCAGTGCTTCTGTCATTGAATACAGGGAATAAGAATCCTGTTTCTGGTCTTGAGACTACCCAATCACGAATTCTGTCTTTGATGTTATTTTCAGCCACATCATAGCTAAGCCCAGCCTTTGAAAGATTTACTGGACAAATGCTGCACAGAATGTGTTCATAAATTTCTTCTGATGCATCGTGCATTTCGGTTCCATCAGAAGCTTTTCCTGGAATGTCATATACTGCATGAATGAGAACTATGTAGTAATTTTCGTGATAATCGTAATTTTCAATCACTTTGTCGTAGAACTCGTCCAAAAGCTCATCATCTTTAAGCTTACTTGCTCTGATCCGCATAAGAAATTCCTGTGTTCCACCCTCTTTTTCCTGTGCTAATGGAAAATCAAGGTTCATAAGGTTCTTTCCAAGTCTGCCAGAAATAGTTTTCTTGAAAATGTCAAAATACTTAAACATTTCTTCCTCTGGAAGAGACAGGAATGCTTCTTTAATTTTTGTTTTCTTATTCTTCTCCGCATCCACATAGCAACCACAAATACGTGTAATGGAACAATTTGCTGGCGTAAACTGCTTCTTTATCTCTGAGATTTCTTTCTTATTCATTCTTTTCCATCCTTTCTGCTTCTCTCGCTTGTTTTTTCTCAATCCATCCATTGATTTTCTCATCAGAAATCATGTACATTTGCTTTAACATTTCGATGCAGATCAACACATCTGCAATTTCTTCTATCATGTTATCACGGTTGATTTTTCCACGCTTTGCTTTACTGATTGCCTGGATAAGCTCTGCACATTCTTCCATGCAGACTGTACTTTAATTGTTTTTGCCGTAGTGCTGAATACTTTCTGTGATAATGCCTTTATCAATCTTTATCCCTGTGATTAATCCAGCAAGAGCCTTTGCCCCGGAATCACACGCCCATGCTTCTTTGAGATATTTCTCCTGCCATTCATCTTTGATTTCTGATTTTCCCAAGAAACATAAATGCTGATCTCTCATATCGGATAAAATGTCTTTTGCTTCTTTTGGTTTCATGTTAATCCTCTAAATTAAATTCCTTCTTAATGGAATTGTAATCAATGAATACTTGCTTTCTTTTACCGCATTTCTCGCATTCCAAAATAGCTTTCTCAGTATCCAACTTATACCAAACCAATTTGTATTTATGTGGTTTGCATAGACACTTTATTTTGCAACCATTCTTTCGCCATCTGTTGAATTTGTTGATTATTGTGCAGAATAATCCGTAAATAATAACACCAGCTACGCACGTTCCCAACGCCATAAGAATTTCTTTTATCGCTTCAATCATTCTTCATCTCCTCCAGCTGTTTTACTGCTTTTCTACAATCTCTATTTGCAGACCGGAACATCATCAAAAGTATTTCAGACACAGGCCTTGTCCGATTTCTTCGCTTTGCTTTTTTGATGCATGCAAGCTCATTTCCATCTGGCACATATATTCCTACGTAATGCGGAATTTCAAGGGATATCGCAGCATATACATCTGTCGGCATAACCAGATAGTTATAATCGCCAACAAAATTCAGCCCATGACCAGAATGAAAATCTTCAGCAGATGACTTGATTTCATAGCAATAACAATCGCCTTTTTCTATCCCGGACACGCTATTATTCACCGGCGCGAACCGCATATAATCCACCCTTACTGCATGATCTGTCGAATAATCGAATGTCACTTCTTTCGCCCAATAAATACGTGGATCATTTTGAGGATTTATTTTCTTTTCAAGCATGGCTGATAGTTTCGCTGTAATCTCAGGTCTTGTCATTTTTCATCTCCTCCAACTTATTTTCAGCTTCTTCACGGGTGAGGAATACCACAACATTCAATTCTCCAAGCCATTCATCCTCGTTCGCCCATAAAAACCATCTGCCGTCTTTTCCGTATTCAATTCCGCTTACCACGTTTTTTCGAATACCCATGCCATATATATCCCATACAGTTGTGCCAATAGGACACGGTAATCTCACAAGCAAGCCCTGTTCTTCTAAGTCTTCATAAGTGGCGAGTTTTTTAATCATATTCTTTACTGTTTTGCAATTTCCTGCACCCTGTGAGCAATTATCGCAATATGAACTGCACATAATGCTTCGGCGTTCGTTATATGTGATTCTTGAAAAATCTCTTTTTGTTAATCTCTCCATCTACTTCACCTCTTCCAATTGACTTTCTACTGTATTTGCAAGTAATAACATTGATTCAATAACTTTATCTGTTAATGACATTCTATATTTATTGTCAGCAAAATACTTAACGTGAGCTATTGCTTCCTTAATCTTTTCTTCGCACACAACAATTTCGGATGCTTCATACAAGGGCTTATCATCACTGTAATAAGTTACATTTTTGTCATCGTAAAATTTTAACATATTCGGAATCGGAATATTCAGTGCATTTAAATGATTTTCTCCTATCCACTTAAATCCCTGTAATTTTGCCATTTTCAGAACTTTCAAATACTCTTCCTGCGTTTTTACGAATACGCTTTTTCCAGTTAAATCAATCATCATAATTTCCTCCTGTAATCTCATCAATACACTGATTCCAGCCCTCTGCAAAGCCAGAATCAGACGTATTAGCCGGATAATCTCCATTGTCTTTTTCTGGCAAATCCATAAGCGGACACCAATCAGGTCTTGATTTGCTTTCGCAATCATAATGTTCTTCTGTCATCAGAATTGCATCATAATATAAACAGTCAGCTAATTCACAGCATCCCTCATATTCAAGATTTCCACAATATTCAGTTCCGAACGGGCAGCCATAACAATTTTCTGGCGTGTCAATCACTAATACTGATTTGCTCATTCAACTCCACCGCCTTTCACGATTTCGATTGCCCTGCTCAGTCCAGCATTGTATCCTTGATGCACATCAGATAAAATACATTCTGATTCAATGAATTTATCTCTTTCCAATTCGCTAATAGCCTTATCCACATCAAAAACTGTCGGTTGCTCATTGACACAATCAATAAACTCTTTCTGGTCGGAACTAATACTTGTTCCAATTTCCCAAATTTTGATGTATTTAATTAATTCGTCAGCATCAATCAGTCTACTCATTCAGTTTCACCGCCTTTTATAATTTCATCAATTATTGTATCTTCTTCTATGCAATATTTTTCAAATAAATAATTCTCTAATTGTTCCACAACCTTATCCACATCAAAAGCTGTCGGCTGCTCGTCAACAATATGTATATATCTGTCTATAATCTTCTGTATTGGTTCTCCTAAGATATTTTGAAGCAGTATATCTTTTTTTAATTTATCTGTGTCGATTAACCGCATTCCTCAGCCCTCCTTGTATGGCTCTGGAAGTGGTCGCCATGCCGTAATCTCAATCCAATCATAATTGCTATCAAGATAATATCCGTCACAATCAATAAAGCTTGTATCTTGCCATGTTGTTTCTCCGTTAGTAACCAATATTTCTTGTCCGTCATCTGGCATTTTGCAGTCAAGCATATACTGTATATCAGTTGATATGGATTCTTCCGCACGTTCTTTTTCTGATATCTGATGATATTTTACCGGAATCCACCCTTTTTCTTTCTCGTCCTGTTCCAGATCGTCCAGAAGACTATTTACGATATCCAGCGCACTCCCTGGAAGCCCATGCTTATACTGTGATTTCTTTTCTATCTCAGCTTTGTATTGTTCTAATCTGGTTCGTACTCTGCTCATACAACCACCTCTTCAAAATGCTCATTTAGTTTTTCTTGTGATATCTCAATCCATCTGTTAACATTTACTCCGTCAAGATGGATTTCTCCATCAATAATTTTTTCATTTCCTACTTCGTAAACTTCGCCAACCTCAATTTCCATGTATCCGTCAACGTAAAATCCATCACCATCGTATGTATCTAACGTGAACGCTTTCACGCATTTATACTTCATGCTTCCACCTCCGAATCTTTTGGCATCTGAAACAGAATTGATTTTCTTATCTCATTTCCATAGCCTTTTAATACAGCAATTCCATGCGCCACGCTTTCTTTTGTATCATAGCTTCCTGTATATGCTGATCCCGCCAGCCCGTTGCCAACAATTTCGCCAGATTTGTATTCCATGTATGCATCCTGAATCATATCCAGTACTTTCATGGCTTTTTCTTTGGTGGAATATTTTCCTAAAATAAAATATCCTCCACTTCTCTGTGCATCCTGCAAACTCCAACATATAACATTCAATGAATCTGGGAGTTTTAGATTAACTACAATGTTTTCAAACTTTACCAGCGCTGTTTTATCCTGACTTCTGATTAACATTTTTCTTCCTCCTTGCAATCCTCAATCGCAGCTATCATATCTTCGTACATAGCAATTACTTTTTTCAATCTACTTATCTCAGCATTGTACTCTTTTAAGAATTTATCTTTTGCAAACTGATAATTTGGTTCTTTTAATACAATGCACTTTGTTATAGTACCAAAAATTTTTCCAACATCTTCCTACCTCACGGATTCAGCATAAATTCCATTTGGAAAATTTGTTAATGCTTTATAAGTTTTGGGTTTCTCGATTACATAGCATTCTTCAGCTCGGATTGTAAAAGTAACTTTTTCAAATGTTCTGGTTTCTGGATTAAATTTTCTATTTCTGTCCAAAATGTAGAAATATAATTTCATTCCGCGCCCTCCTGTTTCTTAAAATCCATCTTCAAGTCATAAACAAACTGGCAAAGTTTCTCTGCTACCTCATCTGCGTTTTCTACATTTGCAAGCTGTCTAACATACTGCTTACCGCAGATAACACAAGTCAACTTTCGGATTGTTTCCCAGGTCTGCCATGAGATAATGCTGGAATCAAAAGCATCTGCCATTAGAGAGCTTCTTCCGTTCCCATTCTCATCTCTGAACCACTTTTCTCTCGGTGCCTTTAATGTGGTTGCAACGTCTTCTCTGGTAAGGCAACCTTTGTATTTTTCGTCAATGCGCTTTTCAAGTTCGTCCAAAAGTTCTTTCTTTTCCTGTTCTGTCATTGCGTCCTCACTTTCCATATCTTTTCAGAATTTCTGCAACCGCATTAATGTGCTCTGACAGTGCATCTAAATCTTCGTCTTTAATTACTCTCAGCCCACGTCTCGACTTAAAATCTTCAATGGCATATACACCATCTCTGATTTCATTAAATTTCTTTGCCATTTCGTTTTCTTTTATGGCATCGGAATCGTATTTATAAAACGTTTCGTATTTGTCGTGTTCTCCGAATTTATCGGTTTCGATTTTGGTTCGTTTAGGAGTTATGCGAATAATCTTTGCCGGATACACCATGACGTGCCTAAAGCTTGTTCCCCATCCGCACCGTATTTCTTTTGCAACACCAACCACATCTCCGACTTTTAAATCATCTTTATTTATCGGGTTTAATTTTCCTATTACCATTCTCTTTCCATCCTCACTTTCCCCATGTAAGCAACTGACACGCTATTGTGCAGTTAGTACATGATTTTAATACTCAATAAAATCAGATAATTCCATCTGACCAACTAAATTATCATCATCCATCCACCACCTAAATACATCCTCTCCGGTCTTCCATTGGGCTTCTAATCCTTTTTCTTTTCGAGCATCTAGCATTCTTTCAAAAGCTCTAATATAAGACTGTTTGTACTTAGGAAAATCTGCAAATTCTTTATATCTCTTTTTCCAGACCATCGGGCAGCCGATACAGCCAACACGATCATATCCACATTTGTACAACTCACAAGTTTCTATATGCTCTGAATTGATAAATTCCCATATATCAGAATCTTTCCAGTCAATGATTGGATTGACAACCATTTTGTTTTTCTGCATACAAAGTTCATTCATTCTGCGATTGGCGTCGTTGTCATTCATTAGCATAATTGACGTGAATTTTTCTTTAGTTGCCTTTGTCGCACCAATTTTTTCAAATTCTTCTCTTTCTTTTCTCTGCCTGCTTTCGGCCCATCTCACGCCAGTAGCAATATATCTATTTGCACACCCTGTTTCTTTAAGGACTTGACAGCAGTAGCGAACTTGTCTTGTTGGTGGCATAAGTTTTAATGGAATTAATTTCCACATCGTGATATGTTCGCCTTTATACTTCGGCATTTCTATTTCGCATTTAATTCCTTTTTCTTCCAAACTTTTAAATACTTTTCGTATGTGCCTCACAGTTTGCGGCGCATCTGCCGTGGTGTGACTATTGTGCACCTCAAATGGTATGCAGCTCCTGCGAAAGAGTTCTAGCATCACGTCAGAATCTTTCCCACCAGAATATGTGCATACAAGTGGCTTTCCATAATGTTTCAGCGAGAGATCAGACGCAAGCCGGATTCTTTCAATTGCTTTTTGTTCTAAATCCATAATATTTACACTCCAAATCTTCTAACCAGTCCCTTATTCAAATCTGGGATTCTTACATCTATTTTGGATTCCAACTCTTCAACCATGCTCATAAAACTTCTTTCTCCACGGTTCGCTTGGCCTACAAACTCATTTGCACAATTGATTACGTCCAAAAGTCTTTTAGTGGAAAATCCATGCAATTTCCGTAATGCCAACATAGTTGTTACCGTGTTAATTGTATTCGCCCAGTCGTCACCAGTATTGAAGCCATCGTTATAGGCTTGATCTTGCATGACTTCCAGCTCTTTACGTGAATTCTGCATGGCTCTGGCGAATGCCTGTGACATCTGATTGTCACATTCCAACACCCTATTTTTCTTTGGCGCTTTCATCTTTAATTTGCTTCCCATATTTTTTCCTTTCGTATCTGTATTCCGTCAAACGGTATGTTCTCGATATTCCCGGATGTTCTGTGGCAATCAGAGAATCCATCTCCAATTGCCGCATATGTCTCTGGACGGTACACTTTGTAAGGTCTGTTCCATCCATAATTTCTTCATAAGAAGGCATATATCCGTGTTTCTCAAAATACTTGACAAGAAATCTGTAAATATCATTTCTAGCAGATTGCCCCTCATTATATTTTCTCTGACGGTAATTCATAGGCAAAACGGATTTTCTTCCGCAGTATTGCTTTTTTCTACACGCATTTTATTTAATCTTTCCGCAGCTTTCTTCTTTGTTTCATCGGAATATTTTCTCGGTGGATTGATTTAATGTAGGAATACGGCAAGTGAGCGAAAATAGATCCATCATTATTTCTGGCAAGAATTTTTACATCGTCTGGAAATTCCTTTTCTAATTCCTCACATCTGTTCTTCCAGGTACTCCCATTCTTAGCAGTAAGTCCTACATAATCTCTTCCGGGAATCCACTCAATTACACATTCGTTTGTGTTTTCTGACACAAAACTCACCTCTATTCATTTTTTTATTTTTTATCTTTGGAATTTAGCCAGTAGAACTACTGGTGTGTTAGAATCAGTGATAATTTTCTTCGTTGAGTAAGTCGTTGAATTTTTCCAACGCCTTAATAGATACTTTGTTATTTGCTTTTTCTGGTCTGATTGATACATTTAAGTGAATATCAATGATGTGTTTTAATTCTCGCGCAAGGGTTATTTTGCCTTGTTGAATTCCCTGTCTGTATGTCTTGGGCGGTTTATATTGCCCTGTTACTTGCTTTCCAGCTGACTGGCCACCAGCTGTAACGTTGTACATCTGGAAGCCTTTATCTGCAAAAGCCTTGATTGTTTCAATTTCTTTCTGGTCAAGTTCATCCTTTCTACATGTTCTATATGAAAGTTTCCAACCAGTAGGATTACTTTCACTGTAAAACTTATGCTTTTTAAGGCTTAATGCTATGTGATCGTATTCCCCTAAATGGCTCGCACATCTCTCGCAAAGGTTGACTGCCTGTCCACAATACGCTCGGTTTATTCCGGCTTCGTCAGTTCGGTAAAACACGTATATACCACTAGAATATGGAATGCTTGGACATATCCTTTTTATTCGATTCTCTCGTTCTCGCTTCATAGCGAAAACTCTACTATAATCCACCAGGCATCACTCCTTTTCAATCTGATCAATGAGTTTCTTACACTCATCTTTGACATAAGCAAGTGAGCGAATTTTGATTTCTGGTTCTTTATTTAATTCTCGCCAGAAACCACCCGTTATTTTAAACATTTTCTTAAACTCTGGCTCTTCCCCGAAATACTGTTCTGCTTTCTCAATATCATAACCATCGAAACAATGAGCACAGTCAAATCCAATCCACCATGTATCTTTATCATCACAATCATATAAATGTGATTTTGCATAAGTAACTCCACCATGACAGTCAAGATACCATAAATCGTCAACACTTTTCTTCGCTAACTTGTGACTGTAAGGTACTCCAACGTATCCGCATCTGTATGCTCCGGGCATAAACAGGACCACATATGGATAACCTTTGTATGTAGATTTTGTTTCTAAAACTGGTTTCATTTAATCACTCCCATTCACTCTCGTATTCATCTTCGCCCTCATCATAGTAACCATTTTCCATGATTTCTTTGAATGCAGCTATTGCCTTTCTGAACCTGTCACGCAAAACCTGTTCTTTCTGTTCGAGATCATCAATAACCTTTTTTCTTTCTGCGATTTCTTCTAAAAGAGATTTATTCTCTTCTTCAAGATTATATCTGGCAATGCGTTTCATGGTTGTTGGGTCAAGTTTTACAAGTTCCTTTCCAGTGACGTAAAGAGTTGTTGGATTCATCATTGCCAACGCATACGTTCTTGTCTCGCCATAAACCGATGTAGTTTCTATTTGTTCTGTCGGTTCAGTAATATCCTCAATAGATTCAACATCAAAGCACATCATTTTCTGATTGCTAAAATAAATAATCTGTCCTGTTTGTACCATTTAATCACTCCTTAACTAAATGGAAATTCATCTTCCATACCGCCTAAGTCCGGCACATCCATGAAACTAGGTTCTGGCGGCGGTACTGGTCGTGTGTCTGTTTCCTGTGTTTGTGGTGACTGGCTCTTGTTTTCTGCAAAATCATGTGATTCAACGAAACAGTCATTTGTGTATACTTTTTCTCCGTTTCGGTTCGTATAGCTTCCAGTCTGCCATTTCCCTTTGACATTGATTTTCATGCCTTTTCGCAGAAATTTTTCAACAAATTCTGCATTATGCCCAAGTGCTACGCATGGTATAAAGTCGGCTTTTTGCTCCGCATTCTTTCTTTTTTCCCTATCGACAGCCAATGTGTATCTGGCAATCTTAGTGTCGTTAGTTCCCATTCGTATTTCCGGGTCAGCTGTCAGCCGCCCGGATAATACAACTACATTAAATCCCATACAATCACCTCTCAATCTGAATGTCGCATCTGATAAGTGCGTGTTTTATTTTCTTTGTATTCCCTGTTACGATTTCTTCTTTCCCGATAACAAAGGAAATATCATCTTCCGTTACGTCAATTCCTTTTGTCTTGATGTGCTCAACAAGGATTTCTTTGATTTCCTCTGCACAAATTCCGATTGTAATTTCCAATGGTGTTACCTCCCTGGTTTGTAGGCTGGTGGCATTGGCTGCCATGCAATGACTGGGTAATACGCAAAACCATATGCTTCTACGCTTCCCCATTTACCGTCCCCTAAATATGTAAGACTTGTTGGGGAAATAGCTCCCTTAATTGTAACTGCATATTCTTTCCAGTCTCCCGGGTTTTCTTCCTTGTTTGGTTCTGGCGGCAAAATTAAATCTGTTGGAAACCACATATCCGCAGGACTGTATGAGCAGATCAGTTCTTCAACTTTCTTGATTGCATCATTCCAACCTTTATCATACTTGCATTCCTGTTCAGAAGGTTCTGACTTTTTCAGTTTGTCAAGTGTTTTTAAGAAGATTTTCATGTGTTATTTTTCCTCCATAGCTATCACATCACATCCAATAAATACCAATTCCTCATGTTCACTCATTCCATAGCAGACAGATTTTCTTCCTACTTTAAAAAATACATTATTTGTATTAACCGTAACTCCTTCAGCTTTTTCCATATAATCAGAAACAATAGCTTTCAAAATATCTTCATTTAAGAAAGTTTTTCTTTCGACTATCGGATGTTCTTTTGGCATATATTCAAGCCATGTCTCTACGCCTTTGTATTCTTTTCCTTCTGTGTCAGTCCATTCGCCATTTCCAGCATATGCAAGCATGATGATTTTTTCAGAGTTTTCCAACTTTACATAATACAAACATGCAGTATCATCAGTTGGAGTTTCTGGAAGCGCATCTTTTACTGAACGCCATACACTAGGTGAAGGAATTGTTTTTCCTGTTTTGCGGTCTACATGCTCCTGTCCTTTAATTACATAATTTTTGAATTTTCTTTGCATTAATTTTCTCCTTTCAAAACGGACATAAGTCCAAATTAACTTCAAGTCCAGGTCTGGCAATCTGCACCAGCGCATCATCCCAAACCACCGCTTCTTTTATCTCCTTCAAAATCTGTTCCGGGTCAGCTGCTTCATTACTCAAATGCACCAATGTTACCGTCCGTAAAGCTGCCGTATGGTTCGTATTTACTAAGCTTTTGCAAGTATCTAAGGAACAATGCCCTTTAAGCCTGTGCGTGTAATTTTCAGCTGTTTTGTCAACCAATTCTTTACAATAGTTGCACTCAATAACTAAGTGGTTCAGTCGCATTGCCTTGAAATTGTATCGGCAAAACTCAAAGTCTGTCATGTACAAAAGCTTTCCCATCTCTTCATGCTCCACGATATAACCATAGTTGAAGCACGGAATAAGTTGCCCTGTATCCTTATCTCTTGTAGTATGCGGCAAATAGAACGGTATTACAGTGAACGAACCAACCCGAAACGGTCTTTTCTCTGGAACGCCTTTCATTAATTCGCCAGTGATGATTTGCAGATGTTCCACGGTTTCATCATTGGTATAAATCTGAATACCGGCATTCATCAGTTCTCGAAATGATTTGATGTGATCTCCATGCTCATGACTAAGCAATACGCCAGAAACATCACTTGTTCTGTAATCAATAGCTTTCAGAATGTCTTTGTATCTGCATCCACAGTCCAGAAGAAGCACTTCTCCGTTGTTCGATTTCAAAACATAGCAGTTCCCATGGGTGCTTCCTGTGTTTACTACTCGCATGAACATTTTTCATCACCTCGCTTTCCGTGTATTGCATTTATGCGTCTAAGATATCATCAGCTTCATCTATTGACTTCTCTAAATCAGAGTAAGCATATGGAATGTCCTTCCCTCTATTTAGACTCTCTAATTCCGAATAGCTTACTTTGCGCATGCTGTCTCGTATTAACTTGAGTTCCTTCAACGAAAGTTCAATTGTTATTATCTGTTCCCAGTCCTTCTCTCTATCTACTCTCTTCATACTTCATCACCTCGCTTTCTGATTGTATATTTCATTCTCCCACGAAAAACGTTTTTCTAATATCAACAGGTTTATATTTTTTATGCATTAAAGCTTTGTTCTTTCTGGCTCCCTGTGGGTCATTGCAGACAAATGATTTGCATATCTCCGGCCTAACAGGATAGATTGCACATTTTTCTTTTGCCTTATCATCCATCAGAAACGGACAGGTTAAGTCCATTAAAGAAGCAGTGAAATTATGTCTGCATTCCTTGATATGGTGTTTGCGAATATACCACTTGATATGCTTGATTTCCTTTGATGATATCGGCAGAAAATTTGAACAACACGAACCGCATTCTGAACATTTCCCATCTACCGTGAAATCATAAAGTCCGCTGTTCATATTGCTTACAACTTCTTTAATTGTTTCAATTACACTGCTACTCATGTCAGTTTTCCTCATTTACGACAATACCGCCGTGGATAATAACTCTCTTTCCGTCCGAATCGTCAAAATAAACTTCATTTTCAGATTCGGAAACATCGAACTTTCCAGACCAGGACTTAATTTTACCACCGTTGTAATCGTAAACAGTTACGGTACGGTTCAGACCACCGTCAATATCACTGGATAGTGATTTTAATGATCTGCTACAGGAAGAACAACCACTAAACATTGTGATTGCTATAACCCCTGTGACTAATACTGCTGTCTTAATACATTTATGCTTCATTTTGGCTCTCCTTTTACATTGTAAGTCGGATTATAATGAGTACCACATATGTAATAACATTTAAAAGAATAATTAAATTGGTTCGATTGTATTCATTTTTTCGAATAAAAGTTACTATCCATCCCAAAAGTGATATTAAAAGCAAAATAATAAGCACAATTGTGGAGGTTTCCATCCTACATTTCCTCCTGGCTCATAAATGACGGAATTTCTGTTTCCACTGGCTCTGATTCCGGAACTGGTTCTTTTTCTGTTGTTTTTACGGTTTCGGCTACGGTTGGCTGCTTTGGCTTTTCTTCGATTGTTTCTGGCTGTGGAATGAATGCTTCTGTATTTGCATTCTCACTAATTTCATAAGCAACGTCTTGTTCAATAATATCCTGTTTTGGAATATCCTCTGTATTCTCGTCAGCTTCCTGTACAAAAACATCACCGTGGCTGTTGATGATCTGCTTTAATGCACGATTGATAACTGTTTTCTTTGCCATTTGATCGGTAAACTTCTGGTGTGCTCCATTACCGTTTTCTTTGTACCCATAGCCCTGTAACCAAGATTGTTTGATCTGCTTCATATTCATAACTTCCAGGTGTTTTGTTCCATCTTCCATTTGAACTACCGCATATGCGCCAAGAATTTTATCATTATCAATATTCATAAAGTCCTGTTCATGGGAATCAAGCACCTTGTTTCCATCTTCAATGTGGTATTTGAACTTATCTCCTTGGTAGATGATCTCTGCGTGAATATCTTTCATTCCGTACCTTCTGGCAATCGTTATATTTCCGAAATATGATCTCTGGAACTGACACTGATTTCCGTAAGAAATAAAATATCCTTGCTTTTTCTGCACTGAAAGACCAAGTGTTGCCATGTTCATAAGGCTGTTTGCAATGCTGATCTGGCTACAAGATTCCAGAATCGGCTTATTATTTTTGTCTTTTGTTTCTTTCAGAATCAGATATGCCCCCATGAGCGCATTGCTGAGGTTGTAGTCTTTTGGGAACGAAAGACCGTATTCGCATTTTTTTTCAAGCTGCTTAACCAATCCATCAATGAATGAATTGTTGATTACAATTGCCGCCTGTTGTTCTCCTGCTGTTGCTAACTGTGTTTTTCCTGCCATTTTAATTCTCCTTTTCTTTTTTATATTTGCTAACACGCTGTTGCGTGATTGCATCAGTTTCGTACTTATGTCATTTGATATACCTCTCAACTAATCGAAATAAGTAACCAATTAACAGAGATGTTTCGTACCTGTGCTATTTGATATACCTCTCAACCCCCAAATTCCATTTCACAGGTAGCACAGGTTTTGGTGAGTGATTATTTTCCTCACATTCCAGGTGCAAAATCACCTGTGACTTGATTAAGCCAATTATTTTTGATATTATTTAAGCAAATATAGTTTCTTCTATATTTCATATGGAACAGCCAGCCTGTCGCCAAACATTTGCTGGCTGTTTCTTTATTTACAATTCTTTCACCATCAAATCATCATCCGTCACTCTTAGGACAATCATCTGCTGTTCGGTGTTAGGAAGCCTGGTTGTGTTAATTGACTCTGAATTGTCAACAAAAATCGGCAAATTCAAACCGTTCAAAGCCTGTAAACCTCTAAGCAAATCAATTTCACACAAGATTTTGTCAGAATAATTCAAACCATCAAAGTAATTCACTCCATTGCAGATCATCTTGCAAGTTTCCACTGGATTTCCATCAATCGTGTAATCAAGGAAGCTGAACTGAAAATGATGGAAAAATGGATTGATTTTCTCTGCCAGTGCCTTATTCTTCTGGATTGAGAAGTTAAGAACGGTATCAATGTTCTTTTCAATATCAGCTTGAAACTGTCCAAGGCTTTTCAGTTTCTCATTCAGTTCGGCCACTCGCTTTTCTTTCTCTGTGACTGCTGCCTGTGCAATCTTAATGTCTGCATTCACATTGGAAATCTGTTTCATAACATTGCTGATCTGCATTCTCAATTCCTGTTTCTTTCCAGGAACATCATCAAATGATTTCATTTTCTCTTCAAGTTCTGCAATTCTCGCTGTAACCGCAAGATATTCTTCATCATTTGTCATATCTACAGATTCTGGAAGCTCCGTAAATTTGGACTGTTCTTCCTCAATCTGCTTAGTGAGTTCAGCAACTTCATCCTGTGCCTCACTGATTTCCGACTGTAATTTGTTGATTTCCTCGTTAGTTTTCTTTAATTTTGCAGCGGAAGTATTTCCAAGGTCGCAGACATATTTAAGCTTTTCCTGCTTCTCCGATTCAAAGGATTCTTTTATTTTCAACTGTGCTTCAATTCTGGCTTTCTTTTTTTCTTCAAAGGAAGCTCTCAATTCGGAAATCTGTTCTTCTGGCAGTTCCTGTCCGCAGGTGGAGCAAATGGTATCAGAATCATTGAATGTTTCAGCTTCAATAGCTTTCAGTTCAGAATCATCCAACTCCATTTCTTTGATTCTCGGATAGTCCTGTCTGGCTCTATCCAAGTCAGCTTTTGCCTGTTGTGCTTCCCTTATGTGGTTGCCCAGTTCCATTCCAATAATACGAATGCTTGATTCCTTTTCTGATTTTTTTAACATAAGTTCAGAAACTGTATCAGAAATAAATTTTTGTCTGGCTCTTAACCATTCATTCGCCTTGCTAACCAGACCATCCCTGGAAGATTTCAAACCACGGATTTCATACGAAAGACTGTCATAGCCTTTTGCTGAATCTTCAAGAATCTGTTCCTGTTCTTCCAGTTTGGAAAGGTCCGCATTAAGCTCCTGTTTTTTGGATTCCAGGGAAGAAGTATCTTCTGCTTCAACAGTCCGATTGGTTTCATATGCAATCTCCGTGTTTTTGGCATCCACCTTTTTCTTTTGTGCATTCAGTTCTTTTCGGAGCTTCTTCAATGTATCTTCTACGGAATGCCCCTTTGTGATTTCTTCCACATGAGCGTACTGTGGATTCTCTTCCATAAACTGAGCAATATCGAAACCAGACATCTTTTCCAGTACCTTCCTGGATTCTGCTGTTGACTTCTGTAATGTATTCAGAAATGGTTTTGGATTACTGCACATCAGAAGTGTTGAAGGCTCTGCTATTGACTGGATGAACTCGGTATAATCCTTTGATTTAGCCGGGAATCCGTCAATTTCATAAGAAGTTTCATTTCCATCGAATACCTCTTCGGACTGTCCTCTTGGTTTTCTCCACTTCTGCTTTGTGATTTTGCGGATCACTTTTTCTTTCCCATCAATCGCAAGTGTAAGCTCTCTTACAACATCAACCTTTGGCACTTCCACGCCATTTTCTTTTCTGCGAATAGAAGTAGGTTCTGTGCCATTTGCCATCTTTCCTGTCAGAACGTCCAAATATGCGTCCTGCAATGTGGATTTTCCTTCTCTGTTTCTGCCAGAAATCTCTGTTCTTGGAAACAAATCTACAGACTTACTTGAAAACTTCTTGTAATTCTCCAACGAAATCTTTTTCACTTCCACTTTCATGCTCGATTATCCTCCCTATTGATACCTCATATGCAGTTCTAAGTTCTACTTCATCACCAGACAATTTTTTATGATAAATCCGGCTCTGGATTCTTCCGATTATTTTTACGAAATCTCCAACCTTGAAATCAGCAGCTTCTCTGGCTTCTTTCAACCATGCTAAGCACGGAATATAATCTGTTCTTCGCAAGTCATATTCGTTGCAAGCAATCATTAAATCACAGATTTCTTTTCCACTTGGTGTTCTGCGGTACACAGGCGGTTTGCAAAGATAACCTTCCAGAATGATTTTGTTTTCACCTTCTGTGCTCCCATCACCTTCTCCACACCAGATTGTTTCCGCTTTGATTTCAAGAATCAAATGTGACTTTCCACTTTCATGTTTGTTTGAAGAACTGTATCTCCCTTCAACATAAGCGTGTTTTCCAATCTTTAAACCTTCCGTCTGCTTTTCTTTAACAATTACTGGAAGCAAATCTACGTTCCCACTGGTACGCTTTGCACCAATATAGAATCTTACGAATTTTTCTCCGTCCTTGAAAAACGTTCCTGGCTGAATGTCCATTATTGCGCCAAATATCTGAACTTCATTCTTATTATTCTTCATCCTCCAATTTCTCCATTTCTTTTACGGAAATCTCATATACACTTTCCGTTTCTTCCCCATTAACATAAACATCACGGCTCATTAACCTGCCAGTTACTTTAATGTAATCATTTCTTTTAACGTCTACCGCCAGATCAGCACCTTTTCCCCATAAAGTGCAGCGAGTAAAGTCGGCTCTTTCTGAAAAATCTCTTGGAATTGCCACAAAAAGATTTAAAACTTTCTTGTGCGTTACTGGTGTAAGTTTTACATATGGCTCTCTTGTGCAACTTCTGGCAATAAACTCTACTTCGTTTATATCACCATCCGGAACCTGTTCTTCCAGGATTTCCACTTTATCAGCTGCGATATAATTAACATTGTGGTGCTTATTTGGATTTTTAGAAGTGTCCATGCTTCTGATTACACCTGTTACCACAACTTCTTTTCCGTTATAATCATTATCACGTACAACAGAATCTTCTATGACGATTGGAAACATATCTACTGCACCGCTTTTACGAATGACTGTCAGCATGAATTTGTAATAGTATCTTCCGTAATGTTCGTGGCTGAACACTATTTCCCCGGCTCTACCGGATAATCTTACTTTGTTTAATCTTTGCATTTACTTTTCCTCCGTTCCTAATATAATAGGAAGAAACACCATTGAGAATAAGACTGTTGATACGAAAAACGCCCCGATAACATCAAATGATGTAAGCATCCATGTGATTGAGAAGATTACTGTAAACATCCCTATCCCTACAAATATTTCTCCTATTGTCTTTACCACCTCTTTCATTTTTCCCTCACTTTCTTCTGGATGTGGTTACTGCAAGTGCAGTTGCCAGAATAGCGATAATTACATTTCTTGCCATCAGCTTTTCTTCCAGATCAGCAATGATTTCACTGGAAAGTGGCTGATTTTCACCATTTTTTTGCATAAAAAGTCCTCCTGTTATATTTTTGTTTGTCAAATACAGGAGGTTGTGTTATAATAATCCTGTATTTAACTAACTCATTCTTAGTTAGATACCGTCCTGGTTGGTGTGTCAGCACCTTCCAGGGCAACTTAATCTACTTCTACAAATTTTCCGCTTTTCAACATATAGAATGTATCTTCTTTGATATTTTCTCCATCTACTTTTGCTGATTTAACATCTACAAGATGATATTCATAATTAATTTCTTTCCATTCAGCCAAAACAATGAAGCACCCGATTTTCCCTTTAGCTTTTGATTTGATTCCTGCTGCTAATGCAATGCTTTCTTTTCCTTCTACAATTGCCGCTGAATAATCTCCGGTATTGGTTGCCGCTGAACGATTTCCGGTATTGGTTGCCGCTGACTGATATCCGGTATTGGTTGCCGCTGACTGATCTCCGGTATTGGTTGCCGCTGACTGATCTCCGGTATTGGTTGCCGCTGAACGATTTCCGGTA